ATGGTATGTAATCCTGCAAGCCCGGAGCGTACCCTTGTAAATCAGGTTATACACGGTGCGACTGCTCACTTGCAGTATGTCCGCCACCTCCCCAATGGTGAGGAACGGTTTGTCTGGCATATCCCAACCGAAGTCGGGCTGACCTGTTAATTTGTGTTCATTTTGACGGTCCATCATCGAAGAAATTTATTTGCACACTGTTGAAAGCTGTTGCACGCTGCTGAAAGGAAATCGAACCGTGCGACCCCTCCGGCGAGGTACAACTGTGGTACAAATTTACTCCAATAAGGACTAAACGCCAATAGCCGGTTTCTTCGTTTGTTAAAATGTATTGGCTGTAAATCAAGTATTTATAACAATCATTTTTGTAATCGCTTGCCGCCGTTTTGTCCTGTTTTTCTCCATGTGGAATACATATGAAAACTCTTGCCACTGCCACTCGGTCCAATGCAGAAGAAGTTGGCATTGTCCGTCATCTTCACCTTGCCCTCTTTCCCTGTGATGTCAATACACACCGGCAGCCCCTGGCGATCGGTGTAGTAAGTAGTCAAGGGAGTATCTTCCGAACCTTTCAAGTGCTCCTTGAAAAAGAAACAGAGGGCGGCATCGGAGAGCGTCAAAAAGAGGTCATAGTCCGGATTGAAGGCATAGCCGTTTCCGGGAAAGCTGTCGGTAAACAATTCCAGCTGGTTGTAGGCGGTACGGGACGGCATGATGCCACACTCATACAGCTTGGTTTCCAGATAGGAAGTGACCGGAGTGACCTTGTCTGCCGGGCAGCTTACCAGGATGTTGAAGTTGCAATAGACCAGCTGCGTGCTGTCCACCGCCAGGCGGTCGAGCACTTCCTCGATGTCCTCCTTGGCAATCTTGTTGCTCGGGTCGGGCATGGAGCCGTGGCGCTTGGCCTTGGCTTGCAACTTGCGAAGCAGTTTCCGTTGGTTCGGTATCTGTACCACTTGGTTGAACACCACACAATCGGCATGGGGCACACTCGTCAGAAAGGAGAACAAATCCGTGGCGATGCCGTAGCCGTTGATGTTCATCTGTGTGTAGGGGTTCACCAGCGAAGGCAGGTTAATCTCATCTATATCCACCAGCGGATAGGAACGGACAACCCGGTCACCGATTTTCAGATACTCGTCCGATGCCTTGAAGTTGGTCATCGAGAACGGGCCATGCCGGAACTGGAAAGCCATGAAGCGGTGGCAGTACTCATCAACTTCCGTCTTACTGAGTTTCCGGTGCTTGATGTTCTTCTCCTTGAGGATGTCGCTCACCTTGGAAACCTTGGAATGGAAGTCCAGCCACCTCTTCGGGTCGTACTGAACGAACTGGCTGCGCTGCGCTTCCTGCGTGAGGATAATGTAGGTACGTATCTCCGTAAATTCTCTTCCCTCAAAGTAACGGAAGTAGCTTTTGGTCAGGAACTCCGCATCCTCCGGCACCTCATGGTGGTAGGACTGCTTGCAGAGCACGTCCTGTTTCTGCAGGGCATAGCCCTCACCGAGCGTCTGTACCACGTTGGAGAGCACATCCTGAAAGAGCATGTACTGCTCCGCATCGGTACAGAGCTGCTGCACGGGATTGGTTATCTCGAAAATAACCGACGGTTCCCCCTTGGCTGAAAAAAGGACGACATTGCCGTCCGTTTCCTCCAGCTGTGCATAGAGGCCGTCAAATATTCTTTTCTTGGTACGTGCCATAATCTTTGAAATAGTTTTACGAGTTTCGTCTCAGATTCTTGTAAACATAGATACCCTTTGCCCGCCGTTTGTTGTGGAGACCGCCACGCTGCTTGACATAAATGGTGACCAATCCGACCAATGCCATGACCAGCATGGCGATGAACCCGGCAAGCTTTCCCAAAGCGATGGAGAAGCCGATGAAGCCTACGAATGACACACCGATGGCCGCTGCTGCCAATGTCAGAAAACGGCCGCGTATACCCATGAATTCCAGCGGTTTCTGCAAGCCTTTGAAAACGGGATAACCCTCCTGATTCATCGTCATAATTCCGGATAGTATGTTGACAGATTGGATTACTTAAAGAAGAGCGGAAGAGCCTCAGAAAGAGCGATAAATGCGATACAGCCACCGATAGTCAGCATGATAGTTTTCTTGACATCCTGGTCGCCGTTTTGCATCTTAAAGTAGACGTTGAACGCCCCCACAAGCACAATAACGGCAGCAATCGCTTTCATCAAGTTTGACACCGGAGTCTGGTAGGAACTCACTTCCTGGGTGGCTTTGGTAAAACCTGCGGCTCCCTTGCTGCCTGCCATCGCTTCACCGACCGATACCGTAAGGGCAAAGATGAACATGAGGCATTTCTGTACCACACTGCAGGCCATAAGGCGGTTGACTGCTTTTTCAGAAGAACGCTGGATAGAGCGGAAGATGTTTGGGTTTCCGCATACAAGTTGATTGAATTGTTTCATTGTATATTTCTTTGATAATGGATTTCATCGCCAAAGGAACAGAGGTCGCCAAAGAAACAGAGGTCATTCAAGTATCAGAGGTCGCTAAAGGAACGGTGGACTTTCGTCCGGTTGTTATCGGGTGCATTTACCCGGCATATCGCATGCTTTCGTAGTGATAGATAATGGTGCCCAGGTCACATTCACCGGTTTCGGCCAGCTGGTCGATGGCTTTGAAGATGTCATCCACCAGGATGCCGTCTGTCAGGATGGCTTCGCGGTAGGTCGGTGAGCGGTAGGGTTGGTCGTCATCGGTACTTTCTTCGGATGCTTGTTCGTCAGAAGGTTTTTCAGATTCTTCTTCAGCAGTTCCCTCGGTCGTTTCATCATCAGAAGATTGGGAAGAAGCTGCTTCCTGTTCGTTATCCGATTCAGTTGCCTGTGAAGGAGTTGCAATTCCAGATTCAATTTCATTGTACACGTCTTCAGAATTGTCTGATTCCTCCTGCTCATCTTCGGTTTCTTCTTTCCCTTCCTGTGAAGTATCGGCATCCGATTGAGTTGGAGAAGCATCGTCCTGTTGACTGCTTTCAGAAGCATTCTCGCTTGGAGAATCTTCTTTCTTTTCCTCTTCTTTCTTCGGTTCCTCCCGACTCACCTTGTGAGGTCGGAAAGACTGGGCTTCGTCCGATATGTCTATATCCTCCTCTACATGGTTATCTTGTTCTGCCGCTTCCGCTGCCTTGGCTCGCTGGATGTCCATCACTATCAAGAAGGCATAGTAGCACAGCAGCGCCACAAAGAGGATCGAGATTATTTGTCCGTAGGTCATAGCTGTACTTATATGAGGTTGGGTATTACAATAATGTCCTCTTGCGGAACCGGTTGGAAACGGATTCCCAATTTCATGCCCCGGTTCTCCAGACGCTGTTTGCGGAAGGTGTTTTCGGTATAGTACATCAGGTTCTTCTGTCCGCTGAGTATATAGCCTTTCACTTTCAGGCGATAGCGTAGGCGTACCTTGGCCCGGTTGGATATTACATTGATTCGGGTGATGGGATCCAAACCGAATACCATTCTCCTTCGTTCCCGGCGCACCATTTTCTGACGGACGCGGGAGGAGACCTTATATCCTTCATGCTTGGAGCGTTTAAGTCCCATTTTGGAAGCGATACGGCTGACGGTTACTCGGGTCACACCCAGTTTCTCGCCGATTTCCGTAAAGGACTCTTCATTGAAGTGGCTGCGGATATGGTCGGCACGCTCCATCCACTTGGACTTGGCCAGCTTGCCCAGTCCAAGTTCCTTGGCTTTGTACTTTACGGCTGACACGCTCATCTCCAGCACGGCGGCGGTATGGGCGGTGGTTTCTACCGGATAAAGTTCGATAAGCAGGGACACCATCTGGTCGTTCCATCTATTCCATTTCATAATCTTCCTTGTTGAAGTTGATAAACAATGATTTCTTCTTTCTACGAAACTCGGAGAGTTGCGGCAGATAGGTCTCGAAGAAGGCACGGACGATGGCATTGACCATGTCGGAACGGCTCCGGTTGTGGATGTCGCAGTCATCGAGTGAATCGGCCAGGTCTCGGTCGAGTTTGCAGACCAGCCGTTCGTCCTTGTCGCCTCGTTCATCGGAAGTGTCCAGATAGTTCATGAACACTTGCCAGCACTTGTTCCCCTCCACAGAAGGGAAAAGAGCAGCTGTAGCGCCATCTGTAGTTTCTTCGTTCACGGGTGCCTCCTGGGAGGTCTTGCTGGTAGAATCCGACTTTTCCTTCGGTTCGCCCGTCAAGGTCATATCGGAATCGTTGATACCTTTAAGAAGGTCGTCAATTTCGGGAATGTCTTTTGTCATTGCACGATAGGTATTGATGGTTACTGATTATGTTGATGCTCACTGTTGTTTTCCTGTTCTTCGTCTTCATCCAGCGCAATATGGGTGCTTGTTTCAGCCTGGTATTTCTTCTTGCCGTTCTTGGGGTAAAGGTTCTCCGTCAGCTGGATGCCGGAAAGTTCCATTTCACGGATGGGACCGGTCTTGTCGAAGATGCTGAAATAGATCTTGTCGAATACCGAACTGACATAGCGGTACTGCATGTCTAGTGCTGCGATGGTGCTGAATCGTTCCATGTCTGCCCGTCGGGGTATCTTTCCGGTGACATACCCGTAGTTGGAGAAAGTTTCCCGGGTGTTGTCCCATAGGATAAGTTCGGAGCGTTTGCCCACGCGGTTGTCGTTCAGGTTGGGGATGATGAAGAGCTGTGCTTTCATCCGTTCGCCGACGGCCTGACGAAGTCGGTCCAGAAACAGCAGGAAACTGGCGGTGGAAGGAATGGTCACCAAATCGTAGTGGAATGGTACCACGATAATGTCTGAATTGACAAAGATGGGTACGAGCCCTTCGGCTTTCAGACTTCCCGGCGAGTCGATGAGTACCACATCTATTTCGGGGTCGTTGTGCAGTTTTTCCACCAGCGAGGTCATCTCCACTTTGTTGTTGGGTTCGTATGACCAGACTTCATAGGGCAGTTGTTCCTCTCCATACTTCTTGATGTCTGCCTTGCGGCATTTCATGATCGAGTGTTGGAAATCGCAGTCGATGACAACCACCCGGACACCTTTTGCCACTAAATAGTTGGCAAAGGTGACGCAAAGGGTGGTCTTTCCGACTCCTCCTTTCTGGTTGGCAAAGGTGATTATGACCGGGGTCTGTATCATGTTGTTTTCCGTTTATCAAATTCGCAAGCAAAAGTAAATGCTGGAACAGGGAAAACCTAAATGCACAACATCAATGTGCTTCCGGTTGCTGAAACCGAGGGTCAAATGGACTTCGGAACAAGGGAATCTGAGAAAAATTAGCCAAAAAAGTTACAACTAAAAGTCCCCTTTTGAATTTCAGTTGTAACTTAAATCATTAAACATCAGGCTATTCATATCCAAAAACAACAAAGTAATAAAATCCAAAGTCAAACGATTCCTTTTCATTTTAATGTTCAAATAAGAAGTTTTTTGGCAAATCTTGTGCTATAATTTTGCTACATTTGTAGTTAGCTTACACTTATGACTTACCTATGATCAAACTTCGCTGCGTAGTAGAACGAATTACTTACCTGAACCCCGACAACGGATACACGGTATTGAAGGTAAAGGTTTCCGGTTACAAAGATCCGGTTACCTTGATTGGCTACCTGTTGGACTTACCTGCAGGTACGGTATTGTTGTGTGAAGGCGAATGGAAAGTAGACCAGAAATACGGCAACGAGTTTGTAGCGGACACCTGGACGGAAATCATGCCCTCTACGCTCTACGGCATCGAACGCTACCTGAGCAGCGGTCTGGTGAAAGGTATCGGCCCCAAGTATGCCAAACTCATCGTCAAACAGTTCGGTCTCCAGACACTGGAAGTCATTGAGAACAACATCGAAGAACTGCTGAAAGTGCCGGGTATCGGCAAAAAGCGCTTTTCCCAGATTCAGGAAAGTTGGGAGAAGCAGAAAGACATCAAGGATGTGATGGTATTTCTGCAGAGCTATGGAGTAAGCACGGCCTATGCAGCAAAAATCTACAAGAAGTATGGCAAGGACAGCATCGGTAAGGTCCGGCAAAATCCTTACCGGCTGGCAGATGAAGTGTGGGGCATTGGTTTTAAGATGGCCGATGATATAGCCCACAACATGGGTTATCTGGATGATGATCCGCACCGTTGCAGAAGCGGCATTCTACATACCCTGCACCAACTCTCTACAGAAGGACATGTCTATGCAGAAAGGGAGCAACTGATTAAAGCTGCCCATGAACTGCTGGCTACCGATGAGTCCCTCATTATCCACACCTTGAAACAGATGGAAACGGATGAGGAAATCATCGCCGAAGAAGATGCCATCTATCATCCTTATTATTACTATGCAGAAGTCGGCGTAGCTAGAGACCTGCTTGACCTGCTGCTTCCTGCTGAACAAGACCTCTTCGCAGAAACCCTTGAAGTCAAATCACTCAGCAAGGAAACGGGTATAGAGTATGACGAGATTCAGTTACAGGCCATCGAACAGGCCATCCGTTCCAAAGTCATGGTGCTGACCGGTGGCCCGGGTACAGGTAAAACCACTACAACCCAAGGTATTCTTGCCGCATTCCAGCACATGGGATTGAAGATTCTGTTGGCTGCCCCTACCGGACGTGCCGCCAAACGAATGAGCGAAGCCACCGGACGGGAAGCCAAGACCATCCACCGTCTGTTGGAGTATAACCCGCAGGAAGGCTGCAAGCGAAACGAGGAAAATCCACTGGAAGGGGATGCCCTCATTGTGGATGAATGTTCAATGATAGACATCCACTTGATGATGCATCTGATGAAAGCTATCCCCTCGAACATGCGTCTAGTCCTGGTAGGTGACGTGGACCAGCTGCCAAGTGTAGGACCTGGAAATGTACTGCGCGACATCATTGAAAGCCGGAGGATACCTGTTATCCGCCTGACCCGCATCTTCCGTCAGGCGCAAAGCAGCCGGATTGTGATGAGTGCCCATGCCATCAATCAGGGCAATTATCCCGATACGAGCAACGGCAAGAATACCGACTTCTTCTTCATCAAACAGGAACAGCCCGAAGCAGTGGCTGAAACTATTGTAGAACTGGTGCAGAAGCGACTTCCTCATGCGTATGAGGTAGATGCCCATCAGATTCAGGTACTGACTCCCATGCAGAAGGGGAATATCGGAGCCATTGCACTGAATGCAGCGCTGCAGAAAGCCTTGAATCCCTCAAAGGTTGGACTGACTCGTGGAGTCAACACCTTCAAACTGGGTGACCGTGTCATGCAGCTACGAAACAACTACGAAAAGAAAGTGTTTAACGGTGACTTGGGCTATATCGAATCGGTAGATACGGATGAGAATACACTGAGTGTGAATTTCGAAGGAACACTGGTATCTTATGAAATCTCAGAATTGGAAGAACTGACGCTGGCTTATGCCACTACCATCCACAAGTCGCAAGGCTCAGAATATCCCATCGTGGTGATGCCCGTCATGATGAACCACTACATCATGCTGCAACGCAACCTCATCTATACCGGTATCACCCGTGCCAAGAAAATCTGTATTCTTATCGGCACACCCAATGCCCTTCATTATGCTATCAACAACATGCAGGTCTTGAAACGGAATATGAAATTGAAAGAGCGATTAAATATGTAGATAAGTATGTTACAGGTAAACTTTATTACCCGTAACATAGCTTATCTCGTTGAATACAGCAGTACATCCAAGTATCATCCTAAGAGTCAAGGATTTTAAATTTTCATAGAGTGGCCATTATCCACCTCATCGTAGTTCGTCTTTTTCCCAACTTCCCATTCGCGGTTGGCGCTGTGGCTGCCGATACCTTCTTTCCGGAGTTTACCCAGTCCTTGATGCGACTTGCGCTGAAGGGATTTAATCGGATTGAGCGTCTTCTTCTTGGATTTCTTGAACGGCACTCCCTGGCGCTTTGGCTTCTTGGATTTCTTCTTCACCCGTTCCACATCGAAGCCTTCTTCATTCAGGTTGATCAGGATATGCTCCTTGAAGTTGATGGCATAGTAAGTATCATCTACCTGACGGATGATGAAGCCTTCCTGGTACATGGCACTGCGGGGGGACTTCATTTCGGGATCATTGAAGATTTCATGCAGGCGGCCGACGGAATCGGCATACTTGGGAGGACGTTCCGTAGAGATGTCCACCAGGTCCGGTCGGTCTACCTTGAATACCTTGCACAGCAATTCCACTTCGGCTGCGTTCTGCGGACGGAACTTCTCGATGAAGCTGATGCGGTTGTTGCGGTCTATGGCCTTGGCCATGAAAGGCGGCAAGGGTCTGCTTTGGCCATCGTAGTAGATGACACCTTTCTTTATATAGGCACGCTGTTTCTTGAGTTTCTGGAAAATTTCTCCCTGAGTGATTTTGGGATTGAGGGTCAGCAGCCGGTCTATGAATGCTTCAATCCGGTCAAAGCGTTGTTCGGGGGTAGCAAAGTCGAGCAGTTCTTCTACGGCAAGGACTCTGGCTCCATGAATGACGGTCTTGTTGGCATGGTCTATCAGCATGTAGCCGTAGGGCTTGTCTTTCTTGCCGAAGAAGACCACATCCACTCCGAAGTTCTTCTTCATCTCCTTCTGCAGTTCCTCCTTATTCGCACAGACATCCCGATACTTTTTCAGATAGGCTCTCAGCTGGCGGTTGCGTGCCTTGTCCTGATAACCTTTCTTATATAGAGCTTCAATCTCTGTCAGGGGGAGTTTCTTTTGGATTCTACCGCCTTGCTTGACAAAGACGTTGCCGTCTTTCTGGAAGACTTCATAGCCCATGGTCCCCATCACGGCCTTGAACTGGGCAAAGGAGGAGAAGCTGTACTGCTTGGCTGCCTCGATGTCTTTCTCTGTTTTTTGTGTTCTATCGGTTCCAAGTATCTTGTCAATGACCATCTGCGAGCGTCTGCGCTCATGGTCGTGCTGTATCTTGTGTCCATCGGGTGCAATTCTTGAAGTTACAATGTGCAAGTGCGCATTGTCTGTATCGTTGTGGAAATAGATGAGCCAGGGTTGTCCGGGTTCGGCATAACCCATTTCCTGCAGATATTGGTGCGCGAAATCAAGTAACTGCTGTTCCGTCATCTCATGTCCCTTGCAGGAGATGGCTACATGGAACTGGGCTTTCTGTATTCTGGGATTCATGGAGGAATATTCCATGAGAAACTGAGTCAACTCATCGGGGGTTGGTTTGCGTACTTCGCCGAGTGCTCCGAAGTTTTGTATCTCCAGTAACCGGGCTACACCTTTCGCCACCTTCCGTTCATTGTAATCTACAGCATGGAAGTTCGAACTTCCGGGTAAAATGGTTGCTATCATCTGAATAGTCGGATTAGTTGGGTTCAACGGTCAAAACATATACCGCACAAACACTACTTCGGCATTTTGGTCTTTATACACTTGAGTGTAATCAGTTCCAAATCCCGTTTGATGCGGTTTATCGTTTCCTGAGTTTCGCGGATGGTTGGAAGCACAATCTCATGGATATAGCTGGGTGCAAGCAACCCGGCTACCGCCAGTTCATTGGCTCGTTTGACCACCTGATTCAGGTTGCCGCCTGCCCAGGACAGTTCGTTCTGATTCTTTCGGTAAAACTCACCGAGTTCTCGGATCAACTCGATGCGTTCCTTCACATCCACATTGGAAAATTCCTGCACTGCAGACAGGATATAATGGCTCACAGAGTGGAATGAGCCTGATTTTTCCTTCAACAGTTGGGCTTCCTCCGGGGTAAGCCGCAACTGAAATACTTTGGTCTTCTGTTTCATACTTCCTTGGATTACTTGTTAGCCGGGTTCTCCGGACACCTATTTCGCAGAGCGAAACAGCGATTTATCGCCCCGTTGCGGCAGCAATCGGCAAGTGACCCTTGTGAGGACAAAACTCCGTTTTGTAATGACAAGGGTACAACTTGCTTGACAAATCCTGCAACGCAGTTCGATGCCTTCCCGGTAGCTTTAGCGACCTCAAAGAAGCACAAAAAACGGCGAAACGCAAAAATTCACAACATCATTCTTGGGAGAAATCTTCGGTCGATTTATCTTGATTATCAAGTATTCAAGGTATATTCATCTGAATGCTCAGATGCTCCAGATTATCCTATCCTAATATTCAAGGTTACTTGTCTTTAGTTCTTTCAACACCTATCTCTCTTTGTCTGTATCACCTTAGTTCTTGGGATGCACAATGTTCCAATCTGATAGACTTCAATCACTCGGATTACATGGTTCAGACATTGGGAAGACTGAGAGTTTGAAAACAACAATAGTCATGTGCAAGACTGCTTGCGATAAATGGTTGCCTTCAGTTCCTTAGTGCAACAACACAAAGACTTTTGATACAAGTAGGGAAAAGATGGAATGTTTCCCCTTCTTCGGATGCAGATTAGCGTATGAATCTGTAATCTCGAAAATACCGAGTATTACAACTACACCAAACGGATTCCTATCGAATCGAATATCATAGTAAAGCGTAATGAAAGTATGTCGGAACATGGATTTGATTTTCTCGAATACTATGAGCGAATCCGACCAAAAAACTTCGGAATAAACCACTGAAAATCAAGACTTAAAGAGTGCTAACAAGACAAATAAAGAGCTTGAAAAAATTCTGTATATCGCTGATTTTTAGTATATTTGGTTATGAGAAACACTCATCTAAGGATTGTTACAACTAAGAATATACTGCTATGGCTGAACTCTTGCTCATGATATATATGATACCGGTACTCATTGTATTCAGTCTGCTACTTAGGCTGGTTATGTGGATTATCGGTAAGGTCATCCAGCTTACCTGGTGGCTGGTAAAAAACGTATTCGTGCTGGCATGGAAAGTGCTACTTTTTATCGTTATGATGGTTATTGCCAACCTGCGTGCAACCGGACCCAGGAATTATTGAATTCCATTCCAAGGGAACAAAAGCCATACCTGCTTAGAATGTGAATAGGGTATCGCGTGAATGAGTGAGTGTTTTCCCTCTGGTCAAGTTCTGCTTTTGGTTAGCATAAAACGACAGGTAGGAACCTACCGAAAACGAGCCATCCGTATCAGTCAGAACGATTGATACGGATGGCTCTATAATATAAGGTATAGGACACTTTAGAAGCCCTTGCCTTTGCTTCGTTCATAAACCACTTCTTTGTGATTGTCACAGTTGGTTAGACGAATCTGGACGGTGCATCCCACAGGAATGTCCTTCGGAAACATTTTCACGATTCTGCTTATCACCTCATCCACATTATTGAAACCTATGTCTGTAAACTCGGCTATGACCTCGCCCTTGAAGTAAGCACGGGCATATATCATCATCTTGGCAGTGATGCGGAACATCTTATCACCTGATTCATCCAAATCTTTGGCAAGTCCTTGTTTACTGGGCTTGTTGCTGAAGAAGATGAAGTCAATGATACGGGCATTCAACTCCCAAGCCGGAGTAAAGTCCACCTTTACATACCCACGGGTTACCTTGAAGCCATGACTATGGTTCATACCAAATGCCACTTCATAAAGATTGGCATTGCAGTCGTTCTGCGCAATGGTAGCCCAAGTATGCCGGAAGGTATAGAAGCAATAGAAATCTTCCTTATTTGTCATACCCATATCCATACAAATTTTACGGATGCCGATATTGACATTGGCGTTGAAACTGTCGGTATTGCCATAGCGCTGGTGGAAGGTGAAAAGAAATTCATCCTCTTCTTCTGACAAATACTTGTTGAACGTGTCTTGAATAAACGGTTCCACGCGCATTTCTATATATGCTTCATCCTTGCGGCTGTGTTTGGTCTTAGCACGTTTGTAGCCAATGATTCCGTCATGATAATCCGACTTCCTCAAATTGTACAAGTCCACGGTATTGATTCCGCCTAAACATAGAGAAAGAAGTGCAACATCTCTGCCCAGTTCCGGGAGGGAAGAAAGCATCTTGGTTCTAGGCAAAGGCCGATTGAAGAACTCTCGGCATTCTTCTGCACTGATGGCCAGTTTTTCACTTGGCTCAGACTTGGGAATTTGTACCTTTACCCACGGATCGAACTTGATACGTTGTATGCCCTTCTCATCATCGTTCATATCTGCTATTGCCGAACGGAAAATCATTCGGATATTAGTAGGGTACATTTCCTTCGCACGATGTGTCTTTGACAATGATTCTATCCATTTTTTGAGGACGGCAGCAGTCAAATGCCCAAACATAACTCGTGTAGTTCCCATATAGCGTTCCAGATGTGCCACTGCAAGCTGATAGTTCTTGGCATTCCGCTCATGTCCGTCAAGTCGCATTTGACGGATAAACATACGCGAATAATCACTGAAGCAAACTTCTTCATCCGTTTTAAGAAGATACTCTATAATTTCACTGACAGACCAAAGGGTAGTGTTGGCTCTGTTCAGTCGGTCGGTGTATTGTCGAACGAGCATTGAGCAATACTCATTAACGACAGGGTCGGTCGGTTCATTCTCCTTAGAGATATGATCCGCATCGACAATCTTGTTGGTCTTGATGTAACCGGGTTTCCGGTTGTGTACGATTCGGATGTACACTGCGTAAAGGCCGTCCGTCCGCGGCTTCCTTACGATTGCTTTTAATGTAGTTGTCATAAGCCTTTCTTTTTTACGCTGCCATAGGCTTTTTTGATGGTGTAAGCAGGTGTAAGCAACATCAATTTTAGTGTAAGCAGGGAGTAAGCCAGTACGCACATTTGGCGCGGTTTCCGTTGTCAAGTGTACGAACCGTATAAGAACAATTCAGGCTGTAACTCATGTATTTCAATGAGTTACAGCCTGATATAAAAATTAAGCTAATTCAGAGTTATTCCTCAACGGCAGCTTGCGCCACACTAATATAGTGCTGAAAACCATTCACTTCGCTTTTGGGTGTAAGCCCAGTGTAAGCGGAAGTTTATTGAATGATTTAAAGTTGAATGAATTATTCCTCAACAGCAGCCTGCGCCGCTGTTAATAACAGCTACTTCTGAGGTACTTGTGAATTGTCATACAACAATTTGACAACAGCGTCTTTTTACTTGATTATTTCATATTTTTCTATTGCAATTATGGTTTTTGTCCATTTATCAAAGAACTCATCGTCTGATACCTGCATATATCGCCCGTTAAGGGCAAAAAGAAAGGCTACAATCAACGCAAATACGAAAACCAATACTTTTATCGTCTGTGTGATTTGAGTGCGTGTAAATCGCTTATTTGAGTTCATTCGTCTGTTTCGCTTTAACCAGTTCATCGTAGATTTTCGTTGACTTTGCTCGCACGAATACAGATTCAATCATATAAATCGTGCAATCTATCATTATTGCAGCATATGATAGGATACCATAACAAATACGACATGCCCATTATAACATTACGTTTTATTAATGATATTGTTATCTCTGCGGAAACATCACTTGAATATGGTGTATTTTGAAAAAGTTCACTTAAAGTCCATATAAACAATACAATCATTGCAATAATTGGGAAATAATAATATGCATTTTTCTTTGTGCTTCCGGTTAGTAATCCTATCGTAAAAATCAAAGATGATAGAATTACGCAAAAAGTTAATGCCATTTCGTTTGTTTTTATAAATTCCAAACTAAAAAAACTATCATTTACAAACCTTTGTAAGTAAAAGAATACCAAGGTAAATAATATTAAACTGATATTACTGTTGAATAATTTATTTACAAAAGACCTGTTTGCATATGCTATTTTTGAAAGTTTAATGGCACTCTTTACATCATTGGTTTTGGAGAATTTTTGCTTCCAACAAAAATCAAATAATTCCTTATAACCTCTCTCAAAATTTCGTATATTCCCTCTACTGCTATATGGCGTGTCGTCTATTTGACACAATGGCTTAATTTTTTTCCATAACAACTCCTTTATTTCATTTTTTCGATATAGGGGAGTTGTAGTTACGATATGATATATAGCATGAATAATCATAATATCATTTTCACAATCAATATTATCTGATACACTATATACCAAGCAATGCGTTTTAATTCTGCCACACAACTGTTCCACATTATCATCATATGTGTGATAATAATAATCAATCATCAGTTGTCCTCCATCATTCTTTCGTAAACCTTAATCAGCCTCTCTTTCTCTGCAAGCATCTCCTCTAAATGCTTTACCCTTTCTGTTAGCAAGGAAATTTCTACCTGGCTATCCGATTGGGTAATGTTTCCTATGCCTACTGCTTGGCTATTGTTGTCCGCTACAACTTGCATACTTGTCTCTTTGTCTTCAAAAAAGTAACATATAGGAATATTAAATTCCGCACTCAATTTTCGGAGTATGGAAGTGTTAACATCTTCTTTGTCAACCATTTCATAAACGGCTTGCTTGGTCTTTCCTATTCGCTTTGCCAAATCTGCAAGAGTTATGTTTTTCCTGTCTGCTAACTCCTTAATTTTCAAACCTATACTCATAACGGTAAAATTTTCTTGAAAAATTAGTCAATAAATACTTGTCTTAAAGAAAGGATTTTCCTACCTTTGCACCATAAAGTTAAACATTAAACTTCAAACGACCGAAGATATGGCTAAAAAAAAGACGATTACAGGCGAATTAGAGCCTATGAAAATCGGAGAGAGCAAGGAGTTTCCTGCATCACTCTGTACAACTGCAAGAAGTATGGCGAGTATGCTCGGTTTCAAGTGGAACAGAGTGTACAAGACAGAAACCGACCGTGAAAGACGTGTTGTTATTGTCAAACGAATAAGTTAATCAACCATGTACACATTCATCGACAATTGGTGCGGCGACCATTACGAATTTTCCACCCTCCGTGAAGCGAAAAAAGAAGCAAAGAATCACACTTGCGGATTCCCTGTTTACATCTACAAAGGTTCTCAAATCGTGGCGATTGTACCACCGCAAGAAAATCCGTTACCATAACCGTTAAAAACGAAATTATATGAAATCATCAGTAAAAAACAATCTCAAACATAGGATTGAACAGGCAGAAGATTATCTGGATGACCACTTGGAAAATATCACGAACATAACCCAGCTTGTGCTGACAGTCATCATGTTTTTATGTGTTATCGCAGGTGGAATCGCACATATCGTAATGGGAAACCTTTCACTTATCGGCATTCTTGTCGTAGCACTTTTAGCCTATCTCGTTTGGCAGATGTGCAAAATTGCGTGGACTGAGTATCAACAGGATAAAAAGTAAAGACTATGACAACTCTCGATTTCTCCGACAAGTCAGTAACCTACGACACATTTGTTCACGATGTGGCAAGTTCGGTGGTCCGTATGCTTTCAGAGGCACACAACGACCCCGAAATAATCAGTCAACGACAAGCATATGAAATGTTCGGGCGTGGAAATGTTGACAGATGGCGCAGACAGGGAAAGATTGAGCCTTGCAAACGTCCCGGAAAAGTGGAGTATCGCACGGCGGAGTTGAGGGCCTTGCAGAAAACTCGACAGGATTATTTCAAATAGCGAGATAAGGGAGTGTAGCTCAGCGGATAGAGCGGCGGTGTACACCCAAATGACCAAGATGTAGCAGGTCGCAGGTTCGAATCCTGCCACTCCCTCAACATAACAAACTGTATTAAATAACTTAAAGTATTATCATTATGAGCAATGCAATATCATTAGCGAAAGAATTGCAGTCAATGAAAGCCATTGATGTGATACGCAATGAACGTGTGCGAAATCAGTTCATCAGCGTGTACAACTCCATTTGGAAAGAAGGAGGCGAACAAGTGTACGAAAGGGAGGCAATTTATTTCAACCAACAGTTACGTGACAAGCAGAACCTTCGTGAGTGTTCCGGTACATCTATCTTCTATGCCTTTATAGACCTTGCTGTTAAGGGGCTGACACTTGCAACGGGCGCACAGGCTCTTTGCTACCTCATCCCTCGTTCTGTCAAGGTCGGCACAGACCAAAGCGGAAAGGATATATGGGAGAAAGTCTGCAACCTCACCATTTCAGGGTATGGAGAGTTGGTACTTCGTAAGAATGCCGGGCAGATACGACATGCGGATAATCCAGTAATTGTGTACGAGGGTGACACCTTTCAATATGGCGAACAAAATGGTCAAAAGATTGTGAACTACATGTCGGCTTTTCCTCGCAGGTCAAACAAGATTATCGCCTGTTTCCTGAAGATTACACGTGCTGACGGAACTATAGACTATTCTGTGATGACGGAGCAGGATTGGATGCGTCTTAAAGGCTATTCCGACAAGCAGAACACTTACTACGATTCCAAGACACGCCAGTATGTAACCAAGTCGAATGAACTCTACGGCAAGGACGGTCAGATTGATACGGGCTTCCTGATGGCAAAATGCGTAAAACACGCTTTCAAGACCTATCCGAAACTTAATATCGGACGTGGTACTTCGCTTGAAACAGAAATTATCGAGCAACAACCTACCGATTTTGACCCATACGGAGGAGTGGAAGCCAATGGACAATCTGAACAACAAGAACAGCACTTTGCACCGGCACCGGATATGTCTGCAGGAGTAACCATCGACCCTGCACAGCAATCAGATAGCGATGGTGATGATACTTTCTAAACCTCTACCACTATGTTACAGGAAACAACATTCGGCGAAAGCCAATTGGCAATCATAAAGCAGGAGAACATTCAGACCATCGTATCTGCTGCTCCCCAATCATATCAAGACAACAAACTCTCTCGTGACAATTGTACGAGAGCGGGACAAGTCCTCCTTGAAACAATACAGGCACAGGGCATGACAGACGAACTCGACCAACAGGCTGCAGTTTTCATTGAGAAAGCACGTAAGACTGTCCGCAAGATGAACGAACGCCGTTCACCTGTAACCAAACTCTTTGACGATATACGCCGTGAGTTCACGGTAATGGAGAATGCCATAGACCCGACTAAAGTCGATACGATTCCATTCAAGTTGCAGCAGCTCCGCAACCAGTATGCAGCAAAGAAACGTGCCGAAGAGGAAGAACGCCGCCGCAAAGAATATGAACGCCAACAGGCGGAAGCGGCTCGCAACAAGATGAAGCAGGACATTGAAGATGATTTCAATGCGCAATTCACGACATTCCTCAATCAGACAATAAACTGGCTCAGCCAGCAGGACAATAGCGTGACACTCAATAACTATCAGACAGTGTACGATTCGGTAAAGGACTATGCTACAGAATTACCTGCGGATTGGCTGTTTAATCTTCATACACTTATCCGCATTCCAGCCGGAGTGTCGGTAGATGAGCTGCGCAAGGTGGAGATTGAAACGAAAGAACGTCTTGCCAAGAAATTCAAGGAAATGTATTCATGCGAAGTACAGGACAATAAGGATTTCATCCTGGACCGTCTGCCCTCCAAGAAAGCAAATCTTGAACGTATTGCGCAAGCGGATGCCGCCGAAGCTGCACGTATCAAGGCTGATATGGAAGCCCGTCAGCGCAAGGAGGCAGAGGAAAAGGAAGCCGAGCGCAAACGCAAGGAAGAGGAAGAAAAGCAAAAAACGGAAATGGCACGTCATCAGTCCGAAATGGAAACACTGTTCGGTCAGCAATCCGTCATGCAGCAAGGCTATCAGCCCAAGGTGAAAGTTGCTCAGAAAATCAATCTCCTCAATCCTGAAGGTATCATGCCGATACTCTCCATGTGGTGGAGCAAAGAGGGATGTCAGCTTTCAGTGGATGAACTCTCCAAAATGTTCAAGAAGCAGATTGCATTCTGTGAGAAACTTGCCAAAGAGGGAGTGTTTATCAGTGATGAGAGTGTAGAGTATGTCGAAGATGTAAAAGCCAAGTAATTATGTGCGAAAGCGGATATTACCCACCCGGAGCAGAGTATGACCCACGTGCCCCGTGGAACGAGAAAGAACCTAATATGGTTAAGTGTGAATCCTGTAACGGCAAAGGTTATCATTGGTATGCCTATAATATTGAAACAGACAAGGAAACAGAATGCACTGAAGAAGCGTGGCTTTGTCTGCCCGAAACAGAAGAAGTGGCCGAAGCCAAGAGACAACACTATTGCCGGGGCGAAAAAGAAGCCTGTGAAGTGTGCGGTGGTATCGGTGAAATTGAATACGAAGAAGACTACGAACCCGATTACGATGACTATTATGAGTAACCCGGATACATATTACAGCAGAAGTGAGGTCAGCAACTCTGACCTCACTGAACTGAAAAACATTCTGCACCCACGTATGCAATACGGAGATAAGGAGGCTGCGTTTCGGTTTGGTTCTCTGGTTGATGCGATTATCACGGAACCGGCTCGGGTGGACTATTATCACCTTACGGTAGATGATGTGCAATATACTGATGACGAGTTCCGTCACGCACAGGAAATGCATAAATCCCTCCGTATGGAGGCACGTAAAGATGCATTTCTCGCCAAGGTTCTTGAATGTGCTGAAACGCAACGGTTCATGGTGGGCAGGTCACAACCATTCACATATTGCGATTTTCAGTTCTCTCTTGATACCCGGTGCAAATGGGATTGGTGGCTCGGTTCGTTTGGTGGAGACCTTAAAACTACATTTGCCTCTACTGAGCAGCAGTTTGAGGAAGCAGTTGATTTCTTCGATTGGGATAGAAGCCGTGCCTGGTATATGGACATCGCTCATTCCGACCATGATTTTATCTACGCTATCAGTAAGAAGAACTGCCGTGTGTTTAAAAAATTCATCAACCGTTACGATGAGGTTTACAGACGTGGACGAGAGAAATATGAAGAACTGGCATTCCAGTTTTGGTGTCTAACCCCTCAAACTTAAACTTATGGATATATTCTGCAAAGTAACCCCTTGCGGTCTTGTGCCGCTCCACGACAGCGACCTTGATTTGAAGAAACGGCTTCGTGTCGGTTCTGTTGTCAGGTGCAAAGTGAGTAACCCTCGAAACTACGAGCATCATAAAAAGTTCTTTACACTGGTTCGGCTCACGTTCGACAATCTTCCGCTCCCTTTGGTTGAAAAATGGAACATACGCAACGAATACGATATGCTGCGTCGGTTCAAACGTGATTTAGGATATTTCACCAATACAATCAACGAATACGGAGAGCATGAGATAGAATATCTTTCAATTTCTTTTGCCGCTATGGAGCAGCACGAATTTGAGCAGTTCTACAATCAGTGCATCGACCTCGTACTGTTCAAGTACATAAAAGGAATAGACAAACAGGATTTAATAACAGAGATAGAGAACTTTAAATAATGAGCAACATACTGAAACATAACCTTCGTGTCGAACCTTACGAGTATCAGCGTGAGGGAATCTGCTTCGGGTTAGAGCATAAGCGCATAATCATCGGTGATGAGCCGGGTTTGGGAAAGACTTTGCAGTCTATTGGCATTGTCGATACTGCCAATGCTTATCCATGCCTTGTCATTTGTCCTTCATCATTGAAAATCAATTGGCAGCGCGAGTTCGAAAAGTTCACGGACAAATCAGCCCTTGTGCTTGACAACAATGTGCGTACAACTTGGGGTTATCTTCTCTCAATGGGAGTTCATCAGGTCGCCATAGTCAATTATGAAAGCCTGCGTAAGTTCTTTGTATGGGACATCCGAGGAGGAAAGCAGTTTCGGTTGAAGGATGTTGTTTTCAATCCGCAGATACAGGCGTTCAAGTCCATAATCATAGATGAAAGCCATCGTGTCAAAGACCCGTCAGCACAACAGACAATCTTCACAAAAGGGTTGTCCGTAGGCAAGGACTGGTGCATTCTCCTTTCAGGTACTCCAGTGGTTAACCGTCCCGAAGATTTAATCGCGCAGTTGTCCATCATGAACCGTTTGGGCGAGTTCGGTGGGCGTGCCAAGTTCATGGCTGATTATTGTACCGACCCTAAAGGCAAGACTGCCGAACCTGCTGTTCCTCTTTCAGAACTGTCAAGACAGTTATACGATACATGTATGATACGCAGAGAGAAAGCAAAAGTGCTTCCCCAATTGCCTGACAAGACAAGGGTGGATTTATATATTGAGATTTCAAACGACAAGGAATATAATCTTGCAGCCGAAGACCTTGCCGCTTACTTGCAGGAATACACAGAGTGTACAGATTGGGAAATACGCCGTAAAATGCGCATGGAGGCTCTTGTCAAGTTTATGACCTTGCGCTCCTTGGCCACAAAAGGAAAGATTGCACAGGCGGTTGATTTTATCCGAACATTCCTTGATAGCGGAAAGAAACTCATTGTATTCTGTTCGCTACACGAGATTGTGGATGAATTGCAAAAGGTATTCCCCCGTGCCGTCACGGTTACAGGGCGTGATAGCGCAGTAAACAAACAGGCTTCGGTTGACGCTTTTCAGAACAATCCCAATGTGCAGCTTATTATCTGTTCCATTAAAGCTGCCGGTGTCGGACTTACGCTAACCGCAGCGTCCGATGTGGCATTCATAGAACTGGCTTGGACATATGCCGATTGCTGTCAATGCGAAGACCGTGCTCACCGTATCGGGCAGAAAGATAATGTAACCTGTTACTATCTGCTTGGTCGTGGCACTATCGACCATACGATATACCGCCTCATCCATCGCAAAAAATCCATTGCCAACGAGATTATGAATGCTGACGATGAAATACCAACCGATGAAATGTATTTCAATGAGTTGGTAAAATCATTCTTAAACACTTCGGGGTGATGGAGATTTGTAAAACAGATATGCAGAAGATTATCAAGTATCTCGATGACGCTGCCAAGGTATATGACACTCTCCCCGGACAACGCAACACGTGCCGGGCATGGGTTATCAGACAACATATAAAAAAGTTACAAAAGAAATTATTCACTATTAATCAAAAAAAGAAATGATAAAGATTGACATCGTTGATTATATCGTCAACAACACGACTTTAAGTCGTTCACAGGCAATTAACGCTACCGACAGCGTGATAGAGGCTATAAGCCATTCACTCATCAAAGGCGAAAGTGTGTTTATCCGTGGTTTCGCTACCATCAAGGCGATTGTTACAGCCCCTAAAAAGGCTCGTAATATCAACAAAGGAACGGCTGTTACTATTCCGGCTCAACATTCCGCCAAACTCGTGTTAAGCAAAGATTTAAAAGAACGTATGAATAAAAAATAATTAGTAGTATGGTAGAAACAAGAAAGAATGAAATACGCTACGTAACTTCCGACCCATCAAAAATGTTAAATAAATACCTTGCCAAACGAGTTATTAAGACATGGGAGGAATCTTTTATTGACGAAGACACTGGCGAAACAGTCAATATTGAACGGAATGAAGTATTGTTTGAGCGTGGCACACTCATAGACCAAGATATTCTTGCGAAAATACGTTTCAGTATGGAAGCTGACGGTATCAAGGAAGTGGAAGTCAGCAATCAGAACAGATTGGCTTTTGAACTTGAAAATAATTTTATGCATCCTTTTATATCTCAAGTTGAGATAGGAGACAAGAAACACAAATTCCTGTTATACGCAATATGTCTTTATAATGCACTTGATATATTAAAAGACTACATCGAATTGAATTACAAGAACGGATTCAGAATCATAATGGCAAAAGAATTTGATTCTTGTATTATCATTACTGATAACCTGAAAGAGTTTACAGCCGATGATGCTTCCATTGCATATTTAAAAAATGAAATATCAATGGATGAATATGTTGAAAAAGTTGGTACTGAAGAGTGTGAGGAATCCAAGCCAGAAGACAATAAGTTCTACCAAATAGAAACGACCATCACTTTTGATGAAGAACAGCATGAACAAACATTCGTTGTACATACATTCAACGTTGATAGAGCTATGATGCTTATTTCTCATTATCTCAAAGTTAAGGAGGATGAATGTGAAAAGAATGCTATCAAACATGGGCATGTCTATAATAAAAGGGAAATTCATACAGCAATCGAAGCTGTAAAGGCTATTCCTGTGGGGCGTTTTATTCCACGTGAGTTTTCAATGGCATATATGTAAAAATACAGCTATGAAGAAAACAACTTTTGATGAAATGATGTCCCGGATGAAAAAGGAATCCGGGCATCGTAAACGTCCATCGGATGAAGAACATCGCATACAATGTACATGTGTACGGTGGTTTTCCCTCCAATATCCACGACTTGACGGCAGGTTGTTCGCTGTTCCCAACGGTGGAAGACGGGATGCTGTCACAGCAGCAAAACTCAGAGCAGAGGGTGTTGTGGCAGGGGTGGCAGACCTCATCCTGTTAAAGAGCAACCGTGATTACGGAGCATTGCTCATCGAAATGAAAACCATCAAAGGCAGACAGAGTGAAAGCCAAAAGAAATGGCAAAAGACTGTATGCTTCAATGAGGAATACAAATATGTGGTGTGTCGCTCCTTTGACGATTTCAAACGAGAGGTGGACGACTACTTAAAAAACGAATATTAATGATATGTCGCCTATGGCACGGACTATAAAGAAAGGTCTTGACTATTTCCCGATGGACATAGATATATTCAACGACCTTAAAATAAGGAAACTAATCAAGTATCAAGGTGGAAAATCCATAACGGTATATGCTCTGCTGCTCTGTAATATCTACAAGAATGGGTATTATATGAAGTGGGATAAAGAGTTGCCTTTCATTTGCTCGGAACTGACGGGATTTGAGGAGGCATATATATCGGAAGTAATCAAAACCTGCCTGACACTGGGGTTGTTTTCAAAAGGACTGTTCGATGCGGATGGAGTGCTTACATCAAAAGGTATTCAAGAACGGTATAGTCGTATCTGTATTCAATGCCGCAGGGTATGCGACATTTCTGATTATTGTCTGCTTGAATCGAAAGTGAGAAAGACTCTAAGCAGCAAGGCAAAACAACAGAAACCGAAGAATACTGCTACTGCCCAACAAGACACACAACCCCATTATGAACCATATTCACTAACGCTTGACCAAGAAATTGAAGAACTGAAAGGCGATGAATGTTGGCTTGACCAATTACAGGTTATTCACCACATGGAAATTTCTATGCTCCGCAACAGATTGGATGATTTTCGGGTGCAATGTCTGGCGGATGGCAAAGAGAGAGGACATCAATCATTGCAGGATGCTAAACAGCATTTCAATTCATGGTTACGAATAGTGAATAAAAACAAGACGAAAGATGATAAAGATAGGAGCACAGGACGAAATCAGCGTAGAGGCAATGTTCTCTCGGCTGATGAGCAGAAAACGTACGGCGACTCGTTTTAGACTGCCATATACCGCCAAACAGGTTTATGCAATGCTCTATGCAGCTTGTCAAGTGGAGGTTGTTAATAGGCATCGGGAGTTCGTTGTTACTGACGAATTCAAGAAACATCTTTGGGACATTTCCCAATGGCTGACATCAAAAGATTCAACATTCGGACTGTTCCTTTGCGGTGGAGCCGGTAATGGAAAGACAACCATTCTCCGTGCCTTGCAAAATCTCACAAACTACTTGCGTAGCGATGAGTCATATACCAGTAGGCAGGATGATTATCCCGCACGTGGCTATACCTTCATCACTGCGAAAGACCTTGTACTGCTTGCCAAGGCATACAACAATCCCACTCGTGAGAACGAGAGTGAGGTGTACCGGTACAAAAAATTACGCAGCATTGAGATACTGGCGATTGATGACCTTGGGCAAGAACCCAAGGAGAGCATTCACTATGGCGACTTCGTTACGGCGGCTATGGATATTATCTCTTATCGTTATGAGGAACAATTCTGCACTTTGGTGTCATCTAATCTTTCTGCTACCGAGATTGCCACTTACTACGATGAACGTATTGCTGACCGATTCCGTGAAATGATGCATATCGTAAATTTCAGTACGGAACAATCATTTAGAAAATTAAAATCAAACAAATAGAAACTATGAACAAAGATTACACTTACTGTTCGGGCGTTACCTGCCCCATACGAAACGAGTGCAAAAGATATTTGCCTGACCCTCCCGATGTACCGCTATGGTGGATACCACCTGCCTACAAAGAGAATCTTAAACAGTGTCCTCACTTTGAAAAAAAATTAAACAAAAAAGAAAATGAAAAGAGAAGATATTAAAGAAGCCGCTGTAAATTATGATTCAAGGCTTGTTGCTTTTAGAGCTTTCATGAAAGGTGCAGAGTGGCGCATCAACAGCGTGTGGCATGATGCAAACGAACAGCCTGATAGAGGAAAAGACATCATAGTTATGTATTCTAATAAATCTTGTAGAGTGTTTCTCCCAAATGGAATATGGGATAATTTAATTAAGGTGGATAAATTTATCAAATGGGCATACATCGAAGATTTACTACCTAATACGGAGGATTGAGAAATGAGAACGATAAAATTCAGAGGGAAACGCTCAAAAGACGATGAATGGGTGTATGGGGGATTAGTTTACAGATTGCCTAAACACCCCGAAATCATCATCAATGAATATATAACGCATCAGAATGGAGAATGTGAAGATAATTTTGTGTTCTATCAAGACATCTATGAAGATACCGTAGGTCAGTTCACGGGATTGCACGATAGGAACGGGGAAGAAATCTATGAGGGCGATATAGTTAATTTTGACGATTCCCCTTACAGCGTTTATGCCCATCCATATACAGGTAAAGTTGTGTTTTACAAAGGTCAATTTTGTGTAGAACACTACGAAGATTGCTTTACGACCACATTTTATACACCGCTTTTCAAAGATGATTTTGCGGATAAGAAAACGACCGTATTGGGAAATATCTACGACAATCCCGAGCTATTGAAATGATGCAACAAGAGAATCCCTCCTATTGTTTCGGATACATTCGGTTTTATCGGTATGCGACAATCAGGTTTAACTAATAATCAAGACAAAAATAATGAAATTTAAATCAAAAATATGCACTACTCGTGAGCAGTCGGAAAGGTTACTCGCTTTGGGCTTGAAGCCCGAAACAGCAGATATGGTATATCATTATACAAAGAGTAGAGTTCCTGCATTGGAATGGGAGTTGCAAACCAAGCCGCCAACATCAAGAGGTAAGTTTTGGACACCCCAAAGAATAGCAAAGTTAGCATTTCCTTTTCATAAGCATCCAGATGGAACATCGATGACCGGTGAAGAGGTGTTCGATGAATTGTGGGGAAAGGATGTTCCTGCCTGGAGCCTTAGCCGTTTGTTGGAATTGATTCCTAAATGCATCAAACAAAGTAACAGACCAAATGCCGACTTAAAAATAGACACCGATAATCAATATTGGTTCATTAGCTATGAAGAGCTTGGATTTGACATAAAACACCAAATAATGAACTCTGATTTATTTGAATCCATTATTTCCATGATTGATTGGCTGATTGACAACGGATACTTTAATAAAGATTATTTATTATGAACTTATTATACATTGACTTGTTTTGTGGTGCAGGAGGAACATCTACGGGTGTCAATTCTGCACGAATATCTGGCGAACAATGTGCTACTGTTATTGCCTGTGTTAATCACGACAAGAACGCTATTGCTTCACACGCCGCCAATCACCCCGAAGCGATGCACTTTACGGAGGATATTCGTACTCTCGAACTATCGCCACTTGTAAAGCATATGCAAAGCTGCCGCCGTCAGTATCCCGATGCGTTGGTCGTTCTATGGGCATCGTTGGAGTGTACTAATTTCAGTAAGGCGAAGGGCGGTATGCCTCGTGATGCAGATAGCCGCACACTCGCAGAACACCTTTTCCGTTATATCGAGGCTATCAATCCCGATTATATTCAGATAGAGAATGTAGAGGAGTTTATGTCGTGGGGCGATGTGGACGAAAACGGTAAGCCTGTTTCAATGGATAAGGGCAAGAGTTACACACGTTGGGTACGCAATGTGAAGAAGTACGGCTATAACTTTGATTTCCGCATACTCAATGCTGCCGATTATGGCGCGTACACCTCACGCAAACGCTTCTTTGGTATCTTTGCCAAGAAAGGTTTGCCTATCACGTTCCCCGAAGCCACCCACAGCAAGGAGGGTGCAACATCGCTATTTGGCTCATTAGAAAAGTGGAGACCTGTACGTGAGTGCCTTGACTTCGATGATGAGGGAGATAGCATCTTTGGACGTAAGAAACCGCTTGTTGAGGCTACATTGGAGCGTATATATGCTGGGTTGATAAAGTTTGTTGCAGGTGGCAAAGATGCGTTTCTTGTCAAGTACAATTCCGTTAATAAAAGAACAGGAAAGCATATACCTCCGTCCATTGATGAACCTTGCCCTACTGTTGCTACACAAAATCGCCTCGGATTGGCAAAGGTTACGTTCCTGTCAAAACAGTTCAGCGGCGACCCGATGAGCAAGAATGTGTCTGTTGATGCTCCTGCAGGAACAATTACCTGCAAAGACCACCACGCATTTATATCAGCGTATTATGGTAATGGGCATAACCATTCTGTTGATGATGCTTCACCAACGCTAACAACAAAGGACCGCCTTTCGCTTATACAGACAGAGCGGTTTATTGATATGCAGTACGGCAACGGCAAAGCCTCATCAGTAGAAGACCCTGCCAATACAGTTACTACAAATCCGAAGTTCAACCTTGTGTCTGTTAAGAGGCATTATCTTCTAAACCCACAATACAAGTCAGCAGGAGGCTCTGTCGATAAACCATGCTTCACGCTCATCGCTCGAATGGATAAAATGCCACCATATTTGATTGCTACGGAGAGTGGCGATGTAGATGTGATAGTGTATGACACCGACAGCCCAATGACGGCTAAAATAAAGGAATTTATGGCACTATACGGCATTATAGACATAAAGATGCGTATGCTCAAAGTTCCCGAACTTAAAAAGATTATGGGATTCCCCGAAAATTATGTGTTGGTAGGGACACAAGCGGAGCAAAAGAAATACATCGGCAATGCTGTTGAGGTTACTATCGCACGTCGTTGGTGTGAGTCCCTTTGTGCAAAACTCAAAGAACATTTCAAAAAAGCCGCTTGATATGGACGCTAAAACATTCTTCACGAAGGTTGCCCTTATGCGTAAGGCTCAAAATGAGTATTTCAAGACACGCAACCAAACAGCCCTACGGAACAGCAAGGCTCTCGAAGCCGAGATTGACAAAGAGATTGAGCGTGTGAATAACATTATTGGTATAAAACAGCCCAAGCAGACTAAATTATTCAATGATTAAAATCGAAAAGTTATGTATTCTACAGTATTAAAGGAAATTATGGCATTTTTACTCGGACGAAAGTATTATGCAAATATAATAGCAACAAGAGGTACAACAAAACAAGAAATTTGTTCCTACATCTTCGCTACAAAAGAAGCTGCTGAGCGGCATCGGGATGAAATTGAAACAACTCTGTCATTCCGGTATATCGAAACTATTTCGTTCCGTTCCCGAAAAGTCAGTTTGGAAGCGACAGTTAAAAGTTAAACTATCCGCGCATCGTTCACTATTTATCTTTGAGCTATGATTTTCAAGAAAGTAAAAAAATGGTGGCAGTCACTTCGGTACTACGTCATTGCCGACCCTGCCGACAACTCTGTAACACTCTCAAAAGTGTTGTTCAATCATATCAAGAACGAAGCCTTTGGGAGTGATGAGGCTCGCGTGTTTGTGTTTAAAATTACGGATTCAGGATGCTTCGGGTTCATGACAAACCCAAGCATCGAGCAACCTACGCAAATGTGCAATATTCAGTACAATGGGAAATACCGTTGTATCGGTTTTGAAACACTCTGTCCGTCTGTTGGGCAAATCTTATATACATACGGATTAAATGCTTCACAGTGTGTCAAATTATCCGTTTCCGTATGCCGTACAGGGCAGGGTAAAGTTTACTATCAAATAGAACGACCCCATGCAAAGCATATTAGGAAATACACGAAAGGCTGATATTACTTTCCACGACAATGGACGTATCAATATATCTGCCAGAGTGTCCAAGTTATTGGAATTGTCACATGGTGATGTAATTGATATAATGGACGGACAGGGTGAAATATATCTGTATGTCAAGCACCGTGTGCCGGTTGTCGGTAGGCACGAGGGGATGGTATTCCGTTCCAATAAGAACGGAAATCATTGTATAGCCTCATCCGTGATGCTCTGCCGTTACATAATTACAAGGTGCGGAGGAAGTGGAAAGGTACGGTTGTGTTGTGGGACTCCTGTAGAATTGCAACACTACGGGAAAGCATTGCCGATTATAATTAAATACATATTGTGATATGATTAAAGAGATTAAATACAATGGTTATACCGCCAATCCGTCCGACTACGCATGTCCGGACGGAGATTTGGCAACATCAATAGGCGTTATTCCCGAAGATGGTTCACTTAAATCTATATTGCCACCATCTGAGGTGTTCCGGCTTGAAAGTGGGGCATCTGTCATGTATATCCATGAAACGGCAAACATAAAACATTACATCATCTTCAAAAACAATGCGATTAGTTGGTGGGACGGCACAGAGGAGCATGAACAGGTCTCTCTTCGTACATTCAAGGAGATATACCAGATAAATGCCATTGGAAACACACTTCTCGTTTTGTCGGAAGATGGTATGCATTATTTCCTATGGAAAGGAAATGACGATGGGTATTTGTACCTCGGTACTAAAATTCCCGAATGCCCTTTGTCATTTGGTTTGCAAGGGGAAATGGTTCGCACGGATGAGTTCTCCATATCATTTGATGCCATTAACGAAGGTAGTATTTGGAATGAATTTTCAGATAGTAATAAAACACGAATAACAGACCAAGTACTTGCACATGTAAACAAGTTTATTGCAGAGAGGTCAACCAATAAAGGAAAATTCCTTTTCCCATTCTTTGTCCGATACGCCTATCGCCTATACGATGGAACTTTGACAATGCATTCTGCCCCTATTCTGATGATTGCTTCATCTGACCTCGCACCGCAGGTTTTTTGGACGCACCTAACAGGAAAGGGGAAATATACGGATGCACAGCTGCGTGTATGCGGAATGCTACACGACCTTGACTATGCAGTCATTCATAATTCACGGCTTGAAATGATTAAGAATTGGAGAGATATTGTTCGCTCGGTAGATGTTTTTGTTTCAAAACCGATTTATACATACGACCAAAACGGGAAATGCACACGGTTTGCTCAATCAGAAAGTTATAATTCTTATTGCGTATGCAAGCATACCAATCAGGCTGCATCAACTTCAAAATACCCTCTTCGTTATCAGCGTCATACATTCAATAAACTGTATGCTTTTACTTTTGACCCGAACGGATTGACATATCCTGCCGGACGTTTGATGATTCCTCGTAGGAGCATTGATGATGTCAAAGAGGATATTCGCTCCACATCACAGTTCTATTTACTTGAGAGTATTCCTGTAGAGCAGCTTACAACGGCACGGACAAAATTGGTTGTTGAGGAAGACTATTTGCAGTCACTTGTCACTCGTGAGGTTATGACGGACGATTATGATAGCCATGATAAATTGTTGCCTAATTATTCATTTGTGTATAACTCAAGGCTCAATCTTGCCAATATCAGGAAAGAACTATATGACTTATATAATATTGGGGCAATGATACCATATACCAATGGTTATGTCGCAATCTGGAATGGAATGCCACCTACTCAAATGGATGGGACGATGGGGGCGACCGTTTACTTTTACATAAAGCAGGATGGCCGGGACATTGTGGTTAGTGGAGAATCATATCAGGTTTCATTTTATAGTCCTCCTTTCTTATTTTTGTTCTATCCCAATATAAACGCATATAAAGCAGTCATTGTAACTCATTATGGCGTTCCTATGTATTATGAGGTCACGTTGGAACAACATAAATTCCTCAATGGTTCTTTCTATTTTGCCGGTTGGGAAAATCCGAAAGAAGGTAGTAGCAGCTATCCTACTACAAGCCCATTGGCGGAAAGAATCATTGATTTGCCCAACAAAATATATACATCGGAAGTGAACAACCCGTTTCATTTTCCGGTACTCGGCATCAATACGGTTGGAACAGGAACTATTCTCGGCATTTGCGCTGCTGTGAAAGCATTGTCTGAAGGTCAGTTTGGACAGTTTCCTCTTTATGCCTTTACTACGGAAGGAGTATGGGCGTTGGAAGTGTCTGCTACAGGAACATACTCCGCCAAACAACCGATTACTCGTGATGTGGTCATTAACCCCGACAGCATTACCCAGATTGACACTGCCGTCCTGTTTGCAACCGATAGAGGTATTATGCACATCAGCGGCTCGTCCACACAATGTATATCCGACATCCTGAATACGGAGGATTTGTTCAGCATTGCCGACCTGCCTAAGTCTGATGCGTTGATAAACATCTTCAACGAAAAATCCGATGAAAGCGAAAAGATAACACTCGCAGACATCACGCTGTTGCCGTTCAACGAATTTCTACGAGGTTGCCGTATGGTGTATGACTATACCCACCAACACATCATCGTATATAACAGTGCAGTGCGTTATGCTTATGTTTTCTCTTTGAAGTCGAAATTGTGGGGTATGATGTATTCCGATATTGTGGCTAATGTCAATTCCTATCCCGAAGCATTTGCCATGGCAGAAGGTTCGAGATTGGTCGATTTCTCCAAGTCTAATGCTGAGAATATAACAGCTCTAATTATTACTCGTCCGTTCAAGATGGATGCACCCGATTCGTTCAAGACTATAAATACTATCATACAGCGTGGTATGTTCCACTCGACCCATATCCGGCAGGTGCTGTATGGTTCAAACGACCTCAGACATTGGCACGTTGTATGGAGCAGCGTGGATAAAAATATGCGAGGCTTCCGGGGGACACCCTATAAAGCCTACCGTCTTGCTCTTGTCTGCCGTTTTGATAAAGCGGAAAGCATATACGGATGTACCGTGGCGTTCGAGCCGCGTATGACAAACCAAGTACGATAGTTTTCAGGTAAAACAGATTGTTTATAAAGGAGAAAGAGCCGGGATGCGTGATGCACCTCGGCTCTTGTCTATTAAAACGGCTTGCATTTCCGTCTTATCTTGCCTTTCCTTGATACAAGCGATGTCTGTATCTTGCTTTTCAGTTCTTTGAATTTCCCCTCCCAATTCGCTTGACTACCTGGATTGGTGATGCTCATCCAATCGGCAAGCACTCTGCATACAAGATATTCATGTATCAGATGATTTAGCAACTGCACGGTCGTCATTGAAAAGCCAACTGGCAAATTCAGTACAATATCGTATGCTTCAGGAGCAGTCAGTACATTATCGAAATTTTCTTGCGTCTCGCCTATTTCCGTTTTTGTATAGGGAAAAAGCATTTCCACACATTCGGCATGGGCAAGATTCAGTACCCTTGTTACCCGGTCGATATTTCCTTTCTGACCGATGTCGAATACCTGATGCCGGGCGTGTACATCGTCTGTTTTCATGATGTCGCCCTCAACAAACGAATAGTTCTCGGCATCATATATCAGTTCCGACCGTTTGAATGTCAGCGTTACAGATTTAGTCTGTAGCTGATTATCACTACAGCAATACATTATCAACTATATGTAGGGCGTTCAGGGCGACTGCGTTTATACAAAGCACGCTTCACATTCTCTAACGATACTCCTGAATGGGAAATATAGGTTTCTGCATCCTCCTTGTTTGTAATGGCGAACCAATCTCCAAGAGCCATGTCCACAAGGTAAGAATGTATGCCGTTTCCCAATGCGTCTGCCGATGAGTTGTTGTAGTTGCTTGGCAGCTCAAACGAAAGTTCAAGCACTCCGTCATTGTCAATCTGTTCGGCAATTAGGTTATCGCTCGTGGTTTTGTCTTCCGACAGATACTCTCCGAGCAGACTTTTCAAAGCCGAGAAAGCGTTGGCCAAGGAACGGCGGATTTGGTAGCTGTTCTCATCATCATCACTTGCTTGCATGTTCGAGGCAGCTTCGTATGTCTTTTTGCCTTCTGCCTCTCGTGCCTGTCCTGTCAAGTATGCCTTATTCTGAATGTCATAGATAAGTTCTTTGACTTGTTGCGTGACGGTCAATGTCTTTTTATTCTCTGCCATAATACATTTATTTAATTGTTACTCGTATCGTATGTAGGGCGCATTGGCTTTTTCTTGAAAAACGCCTTGCGCATGATGTCTTCCAAATAGGTGGCGGCTTCCGAAGCATATCCGGTTGCTTCACTCTTATTGGTAAATGTGTACCATTTGGCCGTAATGTTCATCACGAAGAATGAAAATAGGCTGCGTTGCATACTGGCAGTCAAACTGTCATCGAATGCTGTTGACAGACCTAATGTCAAAGAATACTCACCGTTCGTTTCTTCCTCCGATATAAGTACCTTTTTCAAACTGTTGCAAATCATATTCTTGCACTCGTTCCAAAATCGTTCAAGGATGGATTTATCCTCTTCGGTGGTCGAAATGGTTTCGTAGGCATGTTCATCGTCCATCTTTGCCCCTGTGTATTCCGTAGTCTTTGCCACTTCCTCGTACACGGTTTCTTTATTTATTGTCAATACTATTTCCATATTCAAAAACTAAATAGATTACATGATATACCCACACCAACGTAGGGACCGAACTGTGGCGTTCCTCCCAAAGTCATCCCGTAGCCCACCTGTATGCCGATGCTCCATCGCTTTGGCTTCGGGCGTTTGGTTATGGTCATGGTTTCGTGCGGCATACGTAATATCAGGCTGTCAAGACTTGCATTGTACCCGCTCACATATGCTGTATAGGTGCTATCCTCATACACTTTCTGCGTAATCGGTATAAACACGTCCGCACTATCTGGAACGCTTTTGCCGAAATTTCCTAAACTATCCTGCGTGTTGGGAACAAAATCGGGCGTTTTTGTGGGTATTTCGGTTAATTTGGGAACGCTTACCGGCAATCTTGCGATTATATTTCCCAATGGCAAGGCCGCTTTAGGAATAGGCGTATAGTAAGGAATCGTGTCATACACCGTCACCCTGACCGTGTCCGGCACCGCTGATTTCTCCTTGTGCCCGTTCAACCCCTTGCCCCCATTCCAAAGAACAGAGCAGATAAGCAATACCAATAGCACGCACAACAATATGTTTTTAGTCCTTTCCATACTTGTAATCCCAATCCGTCAATGCTGCAACGTGAGTTCGCACAATAGCATCACGCCCCTTGTCTGAAATAAGGTAAGCTACATCCTGTTCATTGTCCATGAAAAAGTTTTCCGTAAGGACGGCGGGGCATTTTGTTTTGCGTAGGATATAGAAAGCCTCTTCCCAGTCAGGGTCACCGTCCGATAAATCCTTACGGATTGTAAGTCCGGCAAAATTCTTTTCCGCTTCGGCATACAGCATGGTGGCAAGTTCATCGCTCTTGGTTTTGCCTTTGCTTGTGTAGGCACTCCAACCACGAGCCTTTCCCCATTCACCGTTTTTCGATGCGTTGCAATGAATGGAAACAAGCACCACATTCTCTGCGCCAAAACGTCCGCAAATCTCATTCACACGCCTTACTCGTTCTTCAAGGGATATGTCTTCGTTTTCGGTTACAATGCGCTCCGCATCAATGCCTAAAAATTTCAACTCTCCCTCGATGCTTTTTGCTATTTCTCGTGCGTAGCTGTATTCTCTGAACTTACCGTCAGGGCTACGCTTTCCCGGAGTATTCTCGCCATGTCCGTTGTCAATCAATATTTTCATGCTTGGTAATTTATTGGGTTAGTATTCGCTTGGCGGAATTCGGTCTGCACAACCATGTTTGTTACATTTTCGGAATTCCAGTGCCTGATTCTGAACGGCAAGTTCGCTGTTCTTTTCACTTAGTTCGCGGATAGTGTCGCGATATTTGGTTATCTCAATATAAAGGTGGTCAATCTTTGCGTCCAGTTCGGCAACCCGCTTTTCTTTCTTCTCGTACAATTCTTTCCACTCCGCAGCATAAGCTGTGATGTTGTCCGCCTCAGCTTTCTCTGCCTCGGAATCTGCTTTTTTTGTCTTGCTTTTAATCAATAGTAAGGGCAATATCACCAATGTGATGAGAGAACCGATAACTTGGATAATCGTGCTTAATTGCTCCATATCAAAGTTCCTCCAATTAAACATCCCAAACAAACTCCGGCTATCGTTAAACCGAAATCAATCCAATCCCATTTGCTGCCATGCGCCTTGTCTTTGTACTCCAATGCAGTTGCTGCCAATACTCCGGCATACATTGCAGTAAACCAACCGAATGCAAAAATGCCGATAATCAGTCCTCCAATGAGGTGTTTCCACCTGTTGCTCATTCCGAGCCAATCAATAAACTTTTTCATTGTCATCGCTATTTTAAATTAAACATAGTCCAATCCACACTGTCTTTTTCCCTCCATCCGTCCTGAACGGTCTTTATCACATAGGCACACACCGATTGGGAGAACGCAATAAAATCATCTGCATTCTCGAAAGTATGATAGATGGGCGTGCCATCTTCCTGTTCGTTGATTTTTAGGGTAAGCGGATAAGGGATGTTCTCACTACGCTCTATAGCGGAAAAGTTCAGTTGGTTCTCGGTAGAAAGGTATATCTGCTTCTTGTTCCAGACAAAACCGTTTATAATCTTCTCCTCCGTTGTCTTGTTTATAGCGGACACGACAATCTCCTTGACCTCGGAAAGTGTAGGCTTGCGGTTGAATGTATGCCTGTATTCCCAACCGCTTTCACTCTTTTCATCGTCTTTCCAAAAGCCAAAAAACAATATCCACTTGGAGCGTCCTGTACGCACAAGACAATCCTGCCGCTGCTTTGTGCCGTAAATCTTTTCCATTTTTGTGAGTTTTGATTTCAGGCAAAAATAGCGGAATCCAAGTGGATTAATATGTTATCCTTTTACCATCAGGTAAAATTGTATTTTCTCTTTCCTCCGTCAAATACCTCGCATTTGAGAACCGTTTCAAATGGGAAACCATCTTCAATGTCGCTGATTTGGTCAAGAATGCCTTTCATCTCAACAGAAGCTGTAAAGAACTTTCCCCATTCTTGGGTTGTAGGATTGCGGAAAGATACAAGATAACGGTCTTCTCCTTCTTTGGTATCTATACCCGTTTCAAAATCATGTATCTCAATTGGTATATTTACGATGTCACTCAATCTCATTACTTTGCCGGGAAAGCGTTTCTTTCCGTCAGCAGGAGTATATGTAACTCCCATTTCTGAAAATTTCTTCATTTTCTTGTTTGTAAGTATGTAAAACAAATGTTTGCAATCAGCATGGCAAGCCATTCCTTTGAATGAACCTATGATTTCCTGCCTTCTTTTGCGTGATTTGACTTTGGCAAGATTTCTGGCTGCATTCTGTTTCGTCCGTTTCCTTAGCAAGGAATAGTCCCCGAAATTCACATAACCCAAAGCATCCATGCCGGATGAAATGGGGGCGACTTTCTCGCTGGGCTTGATGGTCAGTCCAAGTTTGGCACTTTCTTCATGTAGGCAATTCCTTAGTCTCCACAACTCCTTTTTGCTTTCGCCGAGGATAAAGGTGTCATCACAAAAACGGAAATAATATGCCGCACCGTGCTGTTCTATCATTGCATGGTCGAGGTCATTTAGATACAGGTTGCCGAAAAACTGGGAGGAACGAAGTCCCTTGCTGATACCGGCATCTGCATCGGGATATAGCACTTTGACAAAATTCTCCAATATCGGCAGCAAAATCGGGTCGGCAATGTATTTTCTGATTTTGTCTATCAATATGCTATGAACGATATGGTCATAGTAACCTTGATAGTCTGATTGATAGAAGTATTTTAGGTTTGGATTTGCTTTCATTGCGGCTTGAATGGCATGAAACAAGCCTTGTGGTCCTCTTCCCTTGATGGAAGCTGCAGTTGTCTCTATCAGAATGGGAGTAAGTTTTTCCTCTATGATTTCCATAATGGCATTACTGCCCATCCTTTCAAAGACAGCAGGGGCTTGGACTGTCCGTATTTTAGGACCGTCTTTCGTTTCAAAGGATTTTAGCGTGTTGACTCGGAAAATTCCATTTCCTATCTGTTCTTTCATTTTTGCAAGTATGGTATCTCGATTGAGTACATATCGTACTTGGCGTGCTGTGTACTTCTTTCCATCAATTAAGACAGAGTTCCTTTTTTCTGCTTCGGTAGAGGATTGGCTGAGGTTTGACAGCACACGCTTGAATGACGACAATAGGTTTTCTTCCGTTATTATTTCGGGGATGAGGTTGTATAAAGGATAACTGACCGAAGGTGTTCCCCCGGTCAGTCCTATAAAATTGTCCGTATCATCATAGACCGCCTTCCAGTCCCGTGAGGAGGATATGAAACCCTCCTCACTTGTGGTTAAAGATATGTTCCGGCTTTCCATAAATAATATATTATAATGCTTTTGCCGAGGCGCGAACCCCTCGGAGAATATAATTGCCCAACTCGTAGGCGTATAGGGTCTCCGATTAGTTAACCATCAGAATTTGAGCCGACCACCGTAGTTCGTGTTCGAGTTCGAAGATGCGTTGTTCGCGTTCGCATAAGCGAGACCGGAGTTCGCATTCGAGTTGTTGCCAGACCGAAGAACACAGCGGCGCGCGGGGTTGTCTGCCTTTATGTATCAAATGGCGAATTTCCCTAAACCTACTATTTCAAGGTTGATACTCATTCCCATTGCACGAAATACTTTTCTGATTGTCTGTATGGTAAGATTGCTTCCTTTCTCAATGCGAGAAATCTGCGCTTTCTTAACTCCAATCATTTCGCCAAGCTGTTCCTGAGTGATGTTTCTTGATTCACGGGCTTGTTTGATTGCCTCACCAATCAAGAACGCATCAACCTTTGCTTCATATTCGTCACGTCTTGGAGTTCCTTTAACCCCAATTACGCTGTCCAGCATTTCTTCGTGAGTGTAAAGTTTCATATCTTCTGCTTTTTATCGTTAAAATACTGTTTTCTAATATTCTCTGCCTTATCAATTTCTTTTGATGGGGTCTTCTGCGTTTTCTTTATAAAGCCGTGAGTGGCAATTACCAAAGTGTCCTCTTCTGTATCCCAAAATGCCAAAAGCCGATAACAGATGCCATTGTAAAGCGTTCTGAACTCCCAAATATCCGTACCTTCCAATTTCTTAAAAAGTTCTTTGTCTATGACAACTCTGCTTTTGAAGATATTATAAGCGATTTTATCTTGTACCTTCTCCGGCAAAGAATGGATAAATTCATAAGCTTCTTCTGTATAAACTATTTTGAATCTCGTTTCCATTATTAACTTGATTTCCTTTTGCAAAGGTAATAAATAGTTTACATATAAAGAAACTTTTCGCTGCCTTTTTACATGAATGATTTATAATCGACTCGCTTCGCGAGAATAAAGAAAGAGGGAGCAGCCTTACGGCTCTCCCTCTGACGCTTTTTACAAACTCACGAGTTCCGCTCTATTCTATAATGACGAATTTTCCGCGGAAGGCGAGCCGACCACCGTAGCACGTGCTCGAGCTCGAAGATGCGTAGCTCGCGCTCGCACAAGCGAGACCGGAGTACGCACTCGAGCTGCTGCCAGACCGAAGAACACAGCGGCCTCTACTACCACTCATCCAGAAACCGGCAGCATAATGGGTCACATACATGCTTGTGTCTGTCTTGTGAACTCGACTCGGAAGGACATCACATTTCGCTCCATGTACGATACGCACAACACAATTCCCGTTGGATGATTCAACCGTTTTGACTGTGCGCTCCGTTTTTGTAACAGGGTTGTAAATATGAGCGGTGTAATCAATCGGATATGAACTGTCATTCTCCGTACATTTGGCTTTATAAAAATCTTCATAAGTCGGGACATTGAACGCAATGTAGTCCATCCATTCGGAATCACAGCCTACATAGTGCTTTAATCCCAAAATGGAGTTAAGGTTGTTCCCTACATTATAGGAATCTCCCATACCAACGTTATCCTGTTTGTTCAGGATAGCGTCATGCACACCGTTGCCGACTACCGACTGTTCATTGGTCGTCCCATTCAACGCCCACCACAAGTTACTGACTTCTTTGTGCTGCTCGTAGTCCTGCAACTGGTAGCCCGGTCCTCTCATGCGGCAGATATTCTGAAAGTCCTTGGCAGTGTAGTTCAATGTGCCGATTGGCATTTCAAGCGGATTGCCCTCACTGTCATATTTCCATTCATTTGAGGTTACGGATGTTCCATTGCCTTTCTTTGAACGTACATCGCCTGATAGGCTTCTCGGCATCTTCAAGCCATCTATGGTGATTGGATAGACACCGATAAGGCTGTCATTATCGCCTACGGTATGCTCTGTCCATTCAGGTTCTATGGCTTCGATGTTGTCACTGTCCACAGTCAGGCACTCAATGTCCCCGATGTCACGGAAAGAGGTGAAGTAAAACCACTTTGCACCGCTTGGCACATCGCAGAAGATGTAATCTCCAATGGAGAAGTCAAAGTAAGTATGACTGACAGACATGATGAATATGCTTATCGCTCGGTTGTTCTCGTCCGTGAAGACGCCTCCGAGACGCGCATGATTCAATCCCGGCCATCTTACCTGCTTCATGCCTTTCACATCCATCCTGTAACTGTTGGTGTTGGATGCGGTGGCTATCACATCCTCGCCAAGGATTTCACCGATAACGGCATCGTTCGCATATACACCGGTATTTTCCCGGTATAGCAACTCTGAAAGTTTCGTCTTCTTGCTATGCAACGCAGTTGAAAGTGGTTCGTATTCAGTAACGGACGGAATGTAATATTTCGCCTGATTCTTGTAGTCGTTCACTCCCTTATACCAATGATGAGGGGCGTGCCAAAATATGTCAAATTCCTCTCCAGCGGAATCGGACACATCAAAACTGCTTCCATCTTTCAGGTAGTTGAAATCCGTATCGCTTACCTGTACGCCTTCCATTTGGTTCTTCTTGGTGTTGTAAGAACATTTATAGGCATGGCATCCTTTCTGTATGGCAAGCATATGTCCGCTCGGAATGTAGGTGTTCCCATAATCCGCCCCTGTCTTGTTTTCCGGATTGCTGTACCTTTCACAAGAATCACTCTCCACAACATCGCTGATTTTTACGATGGAGAATTGAGAGTTGTGAAGTTCAAGTTGGGGAAAATAGGCAGCAAACGCATTTATTTCGTCTGTTTCCACAAGTTCGCTCAATATCCAACGGCCGGTAATACCACTGCACTGTTCCTTTTCATCGTAGGCATTTCCGTTTGCATCAAGTCCGATAGCACCGCTTTCCTTGATGGAACGCAACAGTCCGACACTGGCGGATGCATTCACATTGGGAATCCGGACGGTCTTTAGCGCACTCGCATTGACTATCTGTTCCAATAGCGTCATGGCATCTACATACGGACACTCATTGACAAATATCTTTGTTATCTTGGCTACACCACCGAGCGTCAGTCCACCGGGATAGGTAAGGTTGGGCAGGTTGTTCAGCACGAGTTCCGTTATTGTTTCCGGAAGCGTAAGTTTGTCTATCGGCGATGTTTCAGCCAGTGTGATGGCAGAAAGTCCAGTATTGTCGGCATATACGGAAACCAGACGCGGACACTTCGATGCGTTGACGGTCTGCACTTCTGTGTTGCGCACATCAAGAATACGCAAGAACGGCATATCACCCAAATCAAGGTTGGTCATATAGCCTGTGTTACCGGGCGACATCGTCCAATTGCCATGAGACTCTCCACCCACATACAATTCCTGCAACAACGACATCTTGGGCAATGTGTTTCCAAATTGGGGGTCGATACTGATTTCACTCAAATCAAGCATACTCATTCGGTCTGCCTGATAGATGTATAGCATAATGTTTTCTCCGTGTTGAAAGTTTGTGAAAACACCTTCTTCTCCGGCTTTAAGGTAAATTCCTTCCGTGATATTTCCGCTGTCATTACCAATGCCAAAATATCCGCTCTTTGCTGCCTTGAAACGGATGACGGCACCTTCTTTTGCACCGATACGTCCACCGATATAACCACTCTCCGCCTTGAAGTCGCCGCAGCGGTAGTAGCCGTCACGGATGCGCCAACGTTGTTCAATAAATGCTGGTAGTGAGGTTAAACCCAAGCCTTGCAGGGCATAGAAATAAAGGTCGCTGTACCCTGTATATTTAATATACTTGCGTTCTCCGTCATAGCTTGATACCACTTTCTGCCATTTCTTCAGGCGTTCTGTCACGAAATAGTGCATAGCCCCTTTAGGTGAGAAAGGACCCGCGCCTATACCGAGCGTGTCAGGCAGGGAGCGCATAGTGTCGGCTATGGCCGGCAAGGTAATGGTATTGCCGTTTTGGTCAACTTCCATAGTCTGCTGTCCTCTTATATCGTTCCACAGCACAGAACCTCGTCCTGCGTATGCACTGTTTGTCAAATCGCCGGGGTCAACTTCCGGGTCAATGGTCTGCCCTCCGTCATTGTCCTTTCCGTTGCAGGTGTCGCAGTCATATACCTTGTTGCAATACATCCGTCTTGCCTCCATGCCGTTTACACCGCTATATATACCGTTTTTCACGCTGCATCCGTCCTCCAAGAAGAACATGGGCTGCATATTCTTTGCTTGTTGGTCAACAGCGGCAAGGTAGTCGGTAAACAGGTAGTACGATACCAACGAATAAGGACTGATGTATTTCCACATCTTCGTCTTCCATATCTCCTGCCATTTCCCTGCAAGTTCTTTCTTGGCATAGTCGCAGCTGTCGCAGAATTTAAGTACTTGGTACAGGTCGAACGGTACTTTCCGTCCCATGGCCAGGTCTATCTGCAACTGGTCATCGTCAATCATACACTCGAAGTAACGTGTCCACATCGGGTAGGTTTCCTGTCCGAGTTTCAGTTTGGTAACCCAAGAGGCCTCGGCGGTGGTCGGCTCCATCATGTCGGCAACACTTCCCACTCCCTGCCACCAGTTCATGGCATCATAGGTCAGAAGTTCGTAACCACTCACGGGGTTAAGTACTTTCCCGGTAATCTGCCATTTGCCACCAACCTGTTTCATTTCTCCGGTTTGTGCAGTCCATTCACCTCTCTCATATGCCATAAAGCGATAATCCTGTCCGCAATACAATGATAAAAGATATAGTTTATCCTTATTTGTTGTTCCATCATTCTTGAAACGAGTTTCTATCTGGTCAAGATTCTCTTCTTCTTTACCAAAGTATTCTACAAAGTCTCCATAATTGATGCAACCTTTATTGTATCCGGGAGTATCTTTAAAACCAAGCGCAACCTGCTCGCCTTTGTCTTCTTTCCAGTTTCCTTTGGCGTGAAACCATGCATCGGTAAGGCTTTCTTGTGTCGCACGGAATGCGGCAATGGGATGATTGGCTGTCGAATGGTTCATCTGCAATCCTTTCAACGAGACATCGCTTTTTGTCCAAGTGCCGTCAAATGCACGCTGTGCCGGAGTAAGGTAATCACTTCCAAGAGCACGGAAAGTGGCATTCATCAGGTCGCATACACCGCAGTCGTTTGCCCCAGAACTGTCAGAATAGTCCACCTTTACTGTGATAATCTTCACAGGAATAGTATTTTCTCCTACACGCACATAGCCTATTTTCATAAGTTCGTATGAAATTCGGGCATCTTCGTTGTCATAGTCCGGGTAGATAGGTGTAACTTCCCAACCTTCATTTTTCTGAAGATAGAAGCGGTCGTTCTTGATAGGTCGCTTTGCCGATGTTGTTCCCTGTCTTCTCCATTGTACATTGATTGCCTTGAAACTTCTCCATGGTCGTTTCGGGTCATAGTAGAATAGTGTACATTTGAATTTCTTGCTCGTATCTATGTCACCGTCAAATGTGTCAAAGGTCTGCTGGTCTGCCACCACTACATAATAAGGCATTCCCTTGGCAGAAAGGGCTTCTATGGTGGGGCGGTTTTGCGTGTCAAGCACGTTCTCTTTCTCGTATTCCACAACCATGGCAGTGGTGTCTGTCAGTTTGCACAAGTAGTTTTGGAACGCCTGTGCCCATTCATAATGACTCTCGTAGGCAAGCATATAGTACAGGTATAGGTCTCCTTCCGTACCGTTGAACGTAACGGTTCTGTTGTTAAGGATTGCACCACTGTCACTGATATAACCGATACAGCCCACTTCTTCTCCGTTCAAATACAACTTCATGCAGGAGTAATTGCTTCCACCCCGTGATACATAAATGGTGGACGGTTCGACAACTACTGCCATCGTGATTTTCTCGCCAGAGCGAAAGCTGCGCTCAACTAAGGCAGGCTGTCCTGTTTTACAGTAGATAGCAGCTTTGTTGCCGCATACATAGAAACCTGCACCGCTATCAGCATCATAGCACTCTATGAGTTTTGAATCTGCTTCCTTGATGTTCTTGGTGGCAAATGCGAATTGGACGGCACAACCTGTAGTCCGTTCGGTGGCAGAGTTCCCGAAAGGGTAGTAATCCAATATCTCCGCTTTCACATTCTCTGCTATGCGAAGGCATCGTTCGCCCAAGTAGTCCACGAATCCGTTGCTTGACCAGTTTGCGCCCCTTACATCCATAGTTATGCCGTTGTTTTCTATGGTATGGTCGCTCTCGCTGTTGCTGCGCGCGGAAAAATCATATCCGAACAAAGCTCCGTCCTTGATGGCCATGTCAATGGCACTCCCTTTTACAATTACCTTGATTTCATTGGTGGACACATTTCCGCTCTTGGCATGTACGGTAATGCTCTGGCTTCCGTCCGTGCTGTATCCGCTTATCTGCTTGTTCACGGTAAGCGTTTCGGCAATCATGGCTTCCACGGATGTCACTTTCTCATCGTCATAGAAGACATCCACGTGCGTTTCCGTTTTACCCGATGTGTATGCTGCGACCTCTATGGTAAGGTTATCATACAGGCGGAGCGTACCGTTGTTGGTGTCGTTGAACCGGATTGCCACGATAGGAGTGGTGTCCTCGGCATCAATACACATGATAGCAGAGTAAATGGTATTGCCCCTTACTCCTGATTTGTTTTCCGTTCCGTAAATGCGTACCGGGTATGCCCCATGTGTCATCCGTTCACCGCCGCCGAATACATTACTCGGATTGATGGATATGCTCTTGGTGTAACTGTCATTGACTGTTGCCTCTCCCAGTTTCTTCCATTCCCCGTTGTAGAGCATTTCCACTGTGGCACGTATGGATGAGGTGTTGTTTGGGAATTTGTAGAACTGTCCTATATTTTTTGCTGTGCCTCCTACGGTCAATGCGGTGCTGCTTGTGTAGTTGAGCGGCATAGGCTGTTCAACTGTAATATCCACAGCAACAATGGTAATGGCTTTCTTCTTGGTGTTCCCGTCCGCATCGGTAGCCTGAACAAAGAAACTCTTGGATGCAGCACTGCTGAAGTACTCAGTAAAGTCAAGTTCAAACTTGTAGTCCGTTGCACTTGCTGAGCCGGTTTCGTTCATTGCCTCGCTATACAGGGTAAGTCCTGTGCTTGCATCAATGATTGAAACATTACGGATAACGCCAAGCACTTCGTTACCGTCCGGGTAACTGACACTACGCAAAGCTACATTAATTTTTATCTCGGAACCGAACGCCACAATGGGGGCGGCTTCCTCAAAGTAGATGGACAGGGTGCTGTCCTCGCTCGAACCTCCGCCTCCTCCATTTTTCGGAATCTTAAGTACTACATCTTCTATCTGTCCCCCGTTCAGGTTCACGGCTTTGTAGTAGATATATTCCTCATCGCTTTCTTCGTCAAATCCTCCGATTGATTTTTCCTGCATGGCGTATGCGCCTCCTGTGGAAAGGGCATCTTTCCCTCCTTCTTCCGGTTTATCGGATGTTTCCACGTTGCTTCCTCCGCCACCGAATGCTACCCATGGTTTCAAGTCCTCTGGTGTTATGTCGCTCGCTTCACGTGTAAATTGGTAGGTGAGCCACACGGGTGCACCGTTCTTGTCGCTTTCTGCAGTCTTGAACGTAAGGATGATACCGCTTTTAAGATAAACTTCCCCATTCTCCTTTTCAAGGTCTGACACGGCTTTGATGGCTGTTGACAAAGTGTATTCCACATTTCCGCACAGGGCATTTACATTGATTATATCGCCTATGCCCTTGCCACCACCTGCGCCGAAATCGCTCCAGTTGTTTTCTTTAAACCAGTCCGATGTATCAGTCCATTGTTTGGAAACCCATCCGGATTCCGTCAGGAAGGTCAATACGACACCTGGTATTTTCAATACCGGTGAATATTCGGAAGCGGAACACCGGTCAAGGGCAACGGAAAATGTTATCTCCCTGTCTGCAAGGTCAAACAGCTGGTTGACATTTACAATACTGCGTGCCACGATTTGCTTGTTTTGTGAAAGAATGTTTTTTCTGTTTTCTTCCACCTGCTTCATATCTTCCTGTAACTTCGCACCTTCATCACCGGGGAATGCAGTCGAACTTGTGTGACCAAGTGCAAGGTCTGAACCGATTGGCACCAATTGATTTCCGCTCCAACGATAGCTTTTCCCATCTTCTTCGCATAGAAAGACTTTACCGGAAGAGGGTATTCGCCCGTTTGTACTTGCCGTACCGAAAACATCTGCATTCAACCAGTTGTTATAATAAGTAGCAGCCTCGGATTCTCCGATTGTCGGAACGTATGCAAGCACAAAGCAACCATGTTCCTTATCATATACAACTTTACAACCCTCATCGTTGGAATTTTTGTCTATGGATTCATTTTTTACAGTAATGCCTACGGAAATGCCATAAAAATCTACCACGTCATCAATGTATCCGGGCAAGTGTCGGCTCGGTACTTTCCCTTGTTCGTCAAGAGGGGCGATTCCTCCGTTTTCACCTTTTGAATCTTTGAAAGAGTTCAGTTGGCTTCCAACTTCATTCGCCTTGTTGTTTGCCTTGTTTGCGGTATCCTTGGTTGTGTTTACTTGGTCTTGCAACGAGTTGACGCTATCACCAAGCGTGGTGAGGTTGGTGTCTTGCGCTTTGTTGCGGGCCTCTATATCCGTAATGTCGTCCTGCAGTTTGGTTATATCCTCTTGCAGTTTTTCTACGGCTTCGTTATACTGACCGCTGTCTATAGTTGGGTTACCTCCACTTTGTCCGGTAGGCACCCATTCTCCACCATCTGCAACATAAATGGGGGCCGGCAATGAAACTCCTACAAGTGCCCACCAGCCATCATGCGGAAAAGGATAGGCTGCTTTTAGTTTTTCAACGGTAGTGTACAGACCTTTTCCTGCTCCTTTGATATTTTTGGCTTCAAGCCAACCATCTACGACAACATTTCCTTTCAGATGGGTTTTTCCTTGGACAGTAGCATCGCCTCCTATTGCCGTATTGCGACCTACTGATACATCACCATCTATATGCTTTGATTCGTAACTCATATTAATACAGATTTTGCCAATTCGTTCAATGCGGCACTTTTCTCCGCATCACCGAATGTAGTTAATACTAATGCTGCTATGGTATATACCACAGCGTTGTAACATCGTCCGCAAATTTCTATCGCGCCGTATTTGTCAATCTTCGGATAAGGTAGATACACGGCACGGCTTACTTTTGCTTTTGTCGTCTTGCATGAATAAAATTCCATCACTCTTCCTTCCGGGCGTATGGAAATGGCACAGACAGGGCGTTGGTACGTACCCCTGATACCTTTAAATCTGGAAGATTGTCTTGCATATTCCGGGTCATCGGTATTTATGGGATAAAATACCGCACGTTCCCAGTCATCCATTTGGAAAACGACAAAACGCATGAAATCCTCCGGAAGCAGTATCCATCCGCTTTCATGCTCTTTCCAAAATATAGCATCACCGAAGTTGTGTCCGCCGTCAAGCAGATAGGGAGGTGCGGAACTGTGTACACGCTTTACGGCTTCCACAATCTTGGACTTGATGATGTCGTTGAGTGCAAGCGTGTCCACGTCACCGATTGCTGCCAATGTGTCACTTGCCATGTTTTGGTCAAGTGCGATACGGACATCTTTCGCTATGTCGTCAAGTTGATAGACTGTCATGCTCTTTTATCCGGTTATGACAATCCTTCAAACTCAATTCCGTTTGCGGCTGCCTGTTCAGTAATTGCTTTCATGCTGCGCATGGCTGTTCGGCTGATGCCGAATGTATCGGCAAGATAATCTTTTGCTGCGGACAGGTCGCTCACTTTCACTTTTTTCAGGGTTGGGTCATTCCCATCTGTGGTTTCTCCGTCCTGACTGTCTTCTCCTGTTACTTGGTTATCGACAGTTGGAATTTCTTTATCTTGCAGATTTTCTTCTGTTTTTGCATTTATCTTTTCACTTTCATCCTGCATACTGTGTAGCCGGAACAACTTTCCAAAATTGTAATGTTTTTCGATGGCACGCATTATGTCCTCGTTGTCTGTTGTAAACAGGCTGCTACCGTTGGACAGAGGTGTGAACGAAATATGCAGGTTCTTCTTACTTGGAAGCACTACGTTGATACTCACGTTGGTGTTCGCTTTATAGGTTTTAATCATATACTTGTAAATTAAAAAAGGGATGGGACTCCTTATCCCATCCCCGGTTATTGATTTCTTTTTGTGGATTATTAAGGCTCTTCAACAGGAGCTTTGGCAAGACGCATTCTTGCATGTGCTTTTGCATAGCGCAAGTACAAGCAGCTTACTTCTTGGATTACTACTGCATCGGTACGGCGGATACCGGCTTTCTGCAAGTCAAGTACGTTTCTTGCCCAAGAGATATGTGTTTTCTTCGACAGGTATTCCGGGTCCATTGCAAAGCCGCAGTCGCTCATGCCATTCACGTCAAATAGTTCGTGATGAATGGTCAGTACCTCTCCGAAATCGGTATCCCAAGATTTGAATTTCAAATTCCAAACCTCAACAGTGTCTTTCAGGCGGAACTTCTCACTCTTGATTTTCGAGAATGCAGACAGCATATCGCTACCGCAGAAAAGGATTTTGCGTTTGTTGCCGATACCTGTACCCACAAAGAGGTCTTTGGTAATATCCACAAGGTTTTCATCGGTAATGATGGCGCACTGCTTGTCCGCATCCCATTCGCCCACTTCGATGTCTTTGCCAGCCATCCACCATATACCGCCTGTAAACCAAGTGTTCATACCGTCCTTGGCAATATGCTTGATGACATTCTTGACACCGAACAGATAGGTATTCTCCATGGCGAGGCGCATATCATATACACCGTCCTCCTCAATGTCCGAGAAATTCCAGTTCACTTCCTTGGCGGCAATCTTGTCAAAGGTGGACTGCTCTACCTGAATCATGAAGTTCTGACAATACTGGGTTTCAGGCATCGGGATATTGTTGAAGCGTCCTGTCTGTACATCCAACTCACCACAAGCCTTACCCATACGAACAAGTGTTGTTCCTGAAGGAATCTCCGGTACAAGGATTGGTTGCTTACTCGAACTGTCCATGTCACCGTTAACAGCATACACGGTTGGTAAGTTTGTTGAGCTATCTTTACCGCATACACATAATACAAGGTCGGGAACATTGCTGTCTTCCAGCCCGTATTTTGTTCCATCCGGCTTCGTAATGGCTTTCACACCTACTACTCGAATGGTATCATCCAGAGTAAACATGTTCAGGTCATCTACCGGAAGGGAGGTGCTGGCTCCGTTCAGCATCTTTTCTACTTTCTTGTTGGTACTGCACTTGATTTCTCTTGTGCCTACGCTGTAATACTTAACTTCGAAAGAGTTTGTACTACTTGATTTTGCATAACGGCTGATTTGGTCGATAGGAGTTGCCATCGGACGTATCTTCACGATACGTTTGTCCACATCGCTCAAATAAAAATTTGAGTCACCATCCGTTCTGCCTGCGGTTTCCGTTGCGATACCGTCTGTTCCGCCCGTACCGTCAGCTCCGGCTGTTGTTTTACCTGCATCAGGGAGTTCGGAGGCGTTGGCCATGAACACACCGCTTGATGCGCCTGTCACAAATGCCAATAACATCAGCATGATGCGACACAGAAAACTTGTTGCTTTCTTCATTGCTCTTTTAATTTTTGAAAAGTGAATAAATAGAATTGATTTTACTTGTTTGTCCTGCGTTTTTCTCCGCCACGTTCCCAAATGTTCTGAGTTCCGTAGTTTTGGTCAATGACACCCAAATCTGGCATTTCTCGTGAGCCGCCTTTGCCTCCGCCGTTCTTGCTGCCGAGGTTGGCTGTACCGTCATTCTTGCTGCCCTTGCGCAACTTTTCTTCAATCTTGGTGTTGCGGCCTCTTACTTCGCCCTCACGGTCTGCCTGTTCCACATCGCTGTCATGCCGGATGGCTTTGAGTGCCATTGCCACGCTCTCACGTGTGAACTTGCCCATAATTCCGTCACGCACAATGCCGACAAGGAAATCCATTGCACTGTCAATGTCCTCATCAGATAGTCCTTCATCTTGCTGCATGGTTTCAAGGGTGGTCAAAGTCTCGTTGAGGTTCTTCTGATACTCTCCCTCGTACTCTTTCTCTTGGGCGATGCGTTCTGCAAACTCCTTATTGGCGGCTGCAAGTGCCTCCTGCTTTTCGGGGTCTTCAAGTGCGGCCTTGAAATCATCCCCGAATTTACGCACCATACCGATGATAGGGTCTTCGCCCTTTCTCCAGTCGGTAAGAAAAGCGGCACTGCGCGGGTTGCTTGCAAATAAGTCCGAGAGAGCTTTTTCTCGCTCACGGTATCCAGACAATTCGTTGTCGTAACTGTCGTAATCGTCATTGGTTTGACCAAATAACGCTTCATCATCGGCAAACTCCTTGTCGGGATACTTTGTTTTCAACCGTTCCATGTATCTGTCCCGGTTGCTTTTAACTTCCGTATTCTTAGGCATATACTGTAAATAATTAATGTTGTCTGAAACTTTGAAGCAAAAATAAGCTAAGATACACGCATTCTATGTTTATCTTTTTACGCTCCAATAGGTAACTTTGGTACACGGTTAAAGCTGTAATCTGTTGTAGGAATGAAACATAAAGGGGCATTGATGGAGTACTTTCAAGAACGTTTAGACGACTTGATGAGGGCGTACGATGAATATATTGAATCGTGCGACTACATCCGTATGCCTGATGTGTACAACAACATTGTCAATATGCCTTCACGCCGTTTTTGGGTAAGCGATATTCGGGCAGCTCTTGTGGTATCAGCGATGATGAAGGGCAAGGCGCATTTGGAGAAGATGTGTCCGTCCAAACGTGAAATGTACGAAGAAATCTATAGCCGTGTCATGGTAATGTACACCGATTATCCCGATAAGACTATTTCTGAACTATGTTCTATGGTTGTCATGCAGCCCGCCCCTAAATTCTACCTCACGCCTGGTAGTGCAAAGATTATGGTATGTAAAGCAAGGAAAGAATGGGTAAGACGAAAACAACAAAGGCTGTTTCGCTTTTAATTTCAATCATTGTATGCTGCTTGGCTTTGCAGGATATTCAAGATTGGTCAGAAGTCGGTATCTTCAAAGATTGCGGACCGGGGTGTCGTATGTCATATCCATTTTATCATGTGAATATAATTCACGCCGCACTTAATGCGTGGTGTCTGCTTTCGGTCGTATTCATATACAATGTGTCATTATGGCGCTTGGTATTCGCATACATTTCCGCCGTATCTGTTCCAGTACTCTGTCTATCCAATATTCCTACGGTTGGACTTTCAGGGTTAGTATTTGTACTGTTCGGTTCTGTTTCTTTCGAGGTAGAAAGAAAGGTCTATTATCAATTATGGATGGTTGTCTATCTCGTCATCGGTTTTCTTTTTCCCGGCACCAATGCGTGGGTACACTTGTACTGCTATCTCGTAGGGTGTTTGGCGGCATTGTTGAACAAACCTGTAAAAATCGGTTAATATGCAGGAGGAAATCAGACTTATCATCGAAGAAAACAACCGCCGAAACGCAGAGGTGTATGCACGCTTTGACCCAATTGGCGGGTTCGGTTCGGTTGGGGAACGTGTAAAGGTCTGTATAGAGGACTTCCCGATACGCACCCAATACCTGCCTGTCGAAATGATGGATGTACCGCTTGTTCGGCAACTTGTCGAATGTGGCTCTGTCAAGGCATTCTTGCAGGAACTTGGAAATGCCAATGAGGAAGATTATGAAAGCGACCGGCTCAAAGTAATAAGTCAGTTTGTGCGCATACGTAACAAATATGACTTCCCTTTTTGGGCGGCAACATTCGTCTATATTAAGAACAAGGGGGGAGGCGAAGATGTGTTATTTCGCCTTACTCGACCGCAACGTCGTTTCGTTGAAAGGTTGGAACGATTGCGAAAAGCTGGTAAGCCTATACGCCTTGTTTTGCTGAAAGCACGGCAATGGGGAGGTTCTACTACTTCGCAAATATATATGGCATGGTTGCAGTTGGTTCATAAAGTAGGACTGAACTCACTTATCATCGCCCATCAAGGTGCGGGTTCGGACGAAATTAAGGATATGTTCGACCGTATGATAAAGAACTATCCGGTGGATATGCTGCACAAGCTGGGTGAAACCTACAGCGAGAATGAGCCTAAAATGGTTGGGGTCGGTAAGTCGGGCAGTATTCATCGTGTACCGCAACGCAACTGTAAGATTAAGATTGGTACTGCCGAACGACCTGACTCCTGCCGTGGTGGAGACTACAACCTTGTGCATCTGTCCGAGGTCGGACTATGGAAAGCGACAGATGGGAAGAAGCCCGAAGACATTGTGCGCTCTGCCTGTTCGGGAGTGCTGCTGCGTCCATATACAATGATTGTATATGAAAGTACAGCCAATGGTACAGGTAATTTCTTTCAAAAAGAGTATGACGATGCTAAGAACGGAAAATCCCAGTTCGAGGCAATGTTCGTGTCGTGGTTTGACATAGAACAGTATTCGTTGCCTCTTGACGATGTGGAAGCTTTTGCACAAATGCTGTATGCAAACCGTGAGAATGACGGCATACCTTCATCCCGTGAGGAAAACGGCAAATATCTGTGGTGGCTGTGGGAGAAGGGCGCAACGCTTGAAGCTATCAATTGGTACATACAGGAACGTGCCAAATATACCGAACACGGATTGATGGCGGCAGAGTTTCCTTCCGATGATGTTGAGGCGTTCGTTCATTCCGGCGCACGTGTGTTCGACAAATACAAGGTCGAGAAACTTAAAGCATCATGCAAGCCTCCACGATATGTAGGAGAAGTATATGCCGATGGTGATGAGGGGAAGAAAGCATTGCAAAACCTCCGTTTTGTTGGTGACAGCCAAGGCTTGCTACATATTTGGGAAATGCCTGAGATTTACGATGACGAAGTGGTAACCGACAGATATTTGACGGTGGTCGATGTCGGTGGGCGTTCCAATAAGGCTGACTGGTCTGTCATTGTCGTGTTCGACCGTCTCTTCATGAATGACGGAGGAAAACCCACCGTTGTGGCGCAATGGTACGGACATATAGATATTGACCTTTTGGCGTGGAAAGCGGCACAGATAGCGGCTTTCTATGACAACTCCATGCTTGTGATTGAGAGCAACACACTTGAAACACATGACAAGGAAAGGCAGGTGGACGGAGACCAATCCCAATTCATTCTCAATCAGATTAAGGATGTTTATCCCAACCTGTACGCACGCAAGCAGTCGGAGGAGGCTATTCGGGAGGGATTGCCAGTGAACTACGGTTTCCACACCAATATAGCCACAAAACCGATGGTAATCTCAACCCTTGTGAAAGTCATCCGTGAGAGCCTGTATGTTGAGCGTGATGCCCGTTGTCTGGACGAATATCTGTGTTATGAGAAGAAACCGAACGGGGCGTTCGGGGCGATTATCGGTAAACACGATGACTTGTTGATGACCCGTGCCATTGGTCTGCACATCTGTTTCTTTGAAATGGATATGCCTAAATTCGTACCTCGTGTGGGAAGATATATCAGCAGGAAGAAAAAAGCGGTATCTGCCGCAACAATATAGTTTAACAATTTAACAATAGGAAAGATGAACATCTTTAAGAAAATCCGTGCTTCACTCCGTTTGCGTGAGGCAGTAAGACAAGCCGACAAGGCACATCGTGAGAATGGACAACGCTACTATGTAATGCCGACAAGTGGCGTGAGTGGACAACTTGTAATTATGGATAGGAACAATTTCCGTAAACTCAAGCAGAAGCACTATATCAACCATAATACATTCGTCAGAGACCTCGAATTTGAGTGTTTCTATTGCACTCCGTACAATAACGGGGCAGGTAAATTATCTTCGGCTGTAATGGCGAAAAAACGTAATCAGTATTACTCATGGTTGGAAGCAATCGGCAAATCAAGAAAAAATGGGAAAGTACGGAAATATTGACGGTATAGCAACACTTACCAACGACCCGCTCGCACTTGACAATATCAATAAGTTTAAAGTCGGGGACCGGGTGATGTGCAACGATAATGGTGTCATTGGTACGGTCAAGGAATTGGATATTCCGAACGAAGCCTGTATTGTTGATTTCGACAATGGAGAGGAAGATGTCTGGATAGAGAAATTCCAACTGTCCAAAGAATAATAAATAGACATGAGGGTGTATCAAATTGAATATATTTGGTACACCCTCATTCTTTATCCGCTAAGTATGGGCTAATTTGATTCTTTTCTCGTTGCCTCTTGACCAAATGTCATCTTCGCTTTGTCCATATGTCGCAAGCTGTTCTATTTCTTTCTTTTGTTGTTCCTGCCAAGGCTCAAACTCTATAATATCTCTCATAAGCCATGAATCCCACAGTCCTCTGAAACAGATACCCCGGTCATCAAGGTACACATCGGCTATGATTTTTCCGCTTGTATGTTCCGGTTGATTCGGGTTTTCGTTTATATGGTCGTATGAAATATTGTTTTCTGCCAACCACTTTTCCAATTTTTCAGTTTTCTTGCGTGTCGTGAAGATGATGATAGTCCATCCGTTTTTCTTTAGGGTGGCTGTACCTGTATCTGCGTTCGGTATCATCTGCCCAAACACATCCTCGCCTTGCCAACCTTTACTGTAGTCATGAATGACACCGTCAAAGTCTATACAAATAGTTTTCTGTTCCATGATGTCGTTAAATTAAAATTATTGCCTTATTGCATTATTCAGTTTGTTCACGGCCTGCATGTTCGCACCTTGTTGCGCTTGCGCCATCAGTTCGGGAGAAAGACCGTCAGGCATTTTACCCTGTTCCAATTGCTCTTTCTGCGACTTGATGCTCTGTAATAGTTCATCGGCAAACGGGAAGTCGCCATGTTCAAGTAGTTGTTCCACGCTGATAGCTTGTGCTTGCCACAACTGCATGAGTATGTCGTTGGCAAGATGCCTGTATGCAGGGGTAGTTGTACTTTCTGTGATGCTCAAGTCAAACTCCACGTCTCGTATCTTTTTCGGGTCGTATTCAATTTGCGCACCGCTCCGTCCGGCAATGTTGAACACGCGCTTACTGTCATAGAACTGCTGTATATTTTTTACATCCTTGTATGCACCATCTACCACAAAACCGCTGAAACATTCCAACAGGTCAAGCAAAGTGGTAGTGGCATTCTGCGTCTGTTGTTGGAAATGGGCGGCACTTTCACCCGAAAATCCAGGCTTGCCTTGTAATGCTCCTGTTACACCTGAAATGTCTTCAAAGAACTTCAATTGAATATTCAGCAGTTCAGCAATGCCGATGTTGGTCGAATTGTTGGCCACTTGTTCCGGCACACGTCCGCTCTTGCTCGGTCTATAGACAATCACACCGTTGAACTCAGCCCAGCTTTCCGCAATGTCGTCAATGCTCACTCCGTCCGGCAGACAATCATCGGGCATCATCAGTACCCCTTTGGCACTCGCACGCATTATCCAGTCATAAAGGGTTATCAAACGGTTGGTATATCGCTGTTGGTCGATGACATCAGATACGAACGAATGGATTTCACCGTCAATGAACGGATAAGCCTTGAATACGTATGGGTGGCTGTCGTGTTCGTATGGCGTTTCTCCCTCTTTCAGAATATCTCCGAATGGCGACAGGTAATAGAAATACCAATAATCGTCAATAAACCACGTGGCTTTAATGAGCGGCACTTCTTCTTCGGGCATACCGACAGACTTCGCCATTTCAATACGTTCGTCATTGACGGCGACCACACACTTTTGGTAATCCTTCACATCTATCTTGAAGATGTCCCCGTTTTGATAGTCATGGCACCGGTATCTTGGTTTTTGCTCCTTGCGCCAGACCTCAATGACTCTGCACCGTCCCGGCTCGCTCGTAAACAGAAAATCGTAGTTTTCCAAACGGCTGTAGCCGAAACGCTCTGCATACGAGGCGATGTATTCTTTCTTTGCCGCCCACTTGTAGATGTCCCTAAGTCTGCGGTAATCTTCGGGTGAAGAGGCAAACTGTTCGCAAAGCTGTCCGAATGAAATGTCGTGTATCTCGCCAAGAACCGACACATCCCACCCTCGAAAATCTCTCATATTATTATCTATGAAGAAATTGTTTGGCTGTACATAGTCCGTCCAACAATCCTCTTTTCCGTTACGCCAACCGTATGATTTGCGATGTACAATGAAGCCGCTGATAAGAAACTCCTCCATTGTCCGGGCATATACTTCCGTCATCCGGTTCAGTTGCATATTGCATTGCAGGATGGTACTCATCGTTTCGCCCAATTTCTGCTCGTCTCGGTCGCGTGCTGTACAGGTCGGTTCTTTGCTCTGGCTTCGATACACGCCGAGTACGCTTTTTACCAATCTGCGGATAAGGTTGTTCTTCAATGGAACATTGCCCTGCCTTTTTATATACTCTTCTTCCGTCATGGTCTCACCGTCCACACATATTTTGTCATCCCACTGAAAACCGTAGGTATATCGCTTGTTGCGCTCTCTGTCCTTTCGGAAATCCTCCATCTGATTCCAATAGTGCTGTGCCTCCATCAATATATCAAACGCCCTGCGGTCGCCCGACTGCTGTGAAGACATTATTACGGTATCCATTTCCTCCGTATCACGTTTGGGTGCGACACGACTCATGGACAGCAGTCTTTTATTTCCATTTTTTGTATTATGCATAATCGTTGAATATTATCAGAATGCTTAGGATAGACACAAAGGTAATATCCCAAGCATTCTTTTCAAGTATAACTATTTACGTTTACGGGTGAGGTTTATTTCATCTATCATTTCTTTTTTGACTTCGTTCAACTCGGCTTCGATGTCCTTGCGTTCCTCGTCACTTATTGCTTCTTTCAATTCATTGTAGAGGTCGTCAATATCTTCATGGTAGTCCTCAAAGATTTCATAACGCTCATATTCGGGCGAGTTGTATAGGAAATCAATCTTTTCCGCATAGTCAAATATGTCGTTGTCGGTATCTTCCTCATAGTGTTTTAATCTGGATTTCAATCGGTCATGCTCCTCTTTCAATCGGAAATACTCATTGTTCACAGCCCTGTACTCGGTGCGTTCGTCCCCGGCTTTGACCAGTCTGTTTACCAACAAGAAGCTGCGAGGGTCGTACTCACGGTTGCCTGAAACGGTTTCTGCAGTCTTGCTCAACTTGTCGATTGTTCCGAACACACCTCCGAAATAACCGTTCAACATATATTCTATCTTTGCCGGGTTAAGGTCGATTGCTCCTTTTGTGTATGGGTCTCCGCCTGTTGCTTCGTTCATTACATTTGCAAGCCCAACAATGTATTTGTTGGCACTCTTGTATGCTTTTGTCCATTCGGGCATATCCTTGTTCCAAGGTGTGTCCTTGTACAACGGCATACCCGTCCAGCTCTTTTCTGCTACGTAGGCTTCCCACAAAGGTTTGTATGCACTCGGCACAAAGGCGTTCAGTCCTCCACCGCCCTCCAAGAAATCAATCGGCAATATCTGTGTGGCCTGTCCTGCAATGGATTCTGCTATTTCTCCACCTGTAAGATGTTCCTTTCCGTTAAGGACGGAAATCATCAGTTCTCCCATACCGTAAACAGCCCTGTACTCTACCGGCAGAGGAATGGATACCCAACTGTCTCCTGCACGGAAAAGGATATTGCTGCGCCTTACATATTCGGGAAGATTGTAGTATGCGTTCTTGTCATCATCGTCATCATCATCGCCACCCAAGTAGGCAACAATGGCACCAAGCAGGAACATCGCCGCAATACCTGTAAAAGCTTTGGCAGGATGGCGTTTCATCTGTCGTCCGAAGTTTGCCGTACCTTGAATGGCTGCATTCCAAAACACATATCCGCTACGACCAAGTCCAGATACCAATGCACTGGCATTACCGGTCTTTGTCTGCCCTGTACTGTCATAGAATTTTGCTCCGCTGCCTTTCTTGTTGAAGTTTACGCTTATCTCCTTTGCATCATAGATGGCTCTGTCTATGCTTCTGCCCATTTCGCGTGATGTCATGAAAGCGGCAAAACGGGCGCAGTTCTCTACTGCCCGGTTGTATTCATCAAAGCGTTCGCCCAACAAGTCCCATGCTTTTTTTACAGGAATCTTGCCGTTCGATTTTTTCAGTTCCCTGCGTATGTCGTTTTTATGCTGTTCAATGTCCCGGATATTGGCATAGCCTGTTTCTCCTCCGTTCATCATGAACTGATGAAACATCGCTTCCGTCCTGTTACCCATGTCAAGTGTCCCTTTTCGGTGCTTTGCCAAAAGTTGCTTTATCCTTACAGGGTTGGCATACATATAATTCCGATGAAAACGCAGTGCGTAGTTCGGGCTTTCCCTTATCCAAGTCATGGTATTGGTGTATAGCATATCTCGCATGAAGTTCGACACGATGAAGTCCGGGTTTCGTGTGGTGTAGAACGCACTCAACTGCCGATTGATGTTTTCTCCGGCACGGAGAATAGCCCCGATTGCTCCCGACATATCGTTATCGGGATTTGTCTGTCCGTTCAGTGCCTGTGCTGCGCGGGGATTGCCGTTAATGGTAATCACATAGTCCCTGCCGCCACGTTTCACTACAATTTGGTGCTGCCTCATATCGCGGCTTTCCACAATACGGTAAGGAATATTCACGGTATCTTTCCCATGCTTGTATTGGTCGGGGTACTGTTGTGCCAACTGCTCCATCTTCGTTTCAAAGTCTTGCATCTTCTGTTCAACCTCTTCGGGTGTATCGGTGCTGTCGATGTTGTCCGGGAACACAGGTTTCCACTCATCGGTTACGGCATCGTACTCAACCCAAATGTCGCTCACACTGACAAGGTCGCTCGGATGATTGAGGGCGAAATTAAGGAAACGCTGTTTTACCAACTTGTTTCGGTTACCCTGCATGATAGCACCTTCTACCATTGATTGCAGGTTGGCGAACGGGTCATCCGCTTTCGACCTGCGCCCTTCTGCTTTCTTGATAGGAGCATTGAATGCACTTTGCTTGTGCGTCAGATATGCGTATGCTTCAGAACTGGTCTTTTCGTCAAAACCTCGTAGCGGAATGTAAAAATCATACATATTTGAAATCTTGTCAAAGGTCGATTTGCTCATCATGCCACATTCGTATGACTTTGAAAGTATTGCTTTGCTCACGGCATTGACTTTTTCCCAAAGGTTAGTAGTGTCGTGTGCCTGTTCGTAATCATCAATCATCAGCTGCGCTTCCGCTTCTGCATCAGCGATATTATCCATACCTGTGAGGGCTGTAAGTCCGGCATAGTCGGTTTGGTCTGCATCGGTTGCTCCGTTATTGATTGCTTCATTACGCATATATATATTACGTTCAAGTCCGTGTTTCGCCATCATGTAATCGGTCAATTCCTCACGCTCAGCCTCAGTCCGGGCGAGTTTGGCAACTTCATCAAGCATTGGCTTGAACAGGGTGTGGGCAAAGGCATTTGCTTCGGCTTTGTTCACGCTCGATAGACGATTTTCACCCAAGTATGCGTTTTCAAATCCGTCCACATCCTCAATGTTCGTTCCTTGCCCAAGGATAGCCTGCATAGCCTCTTTAAGTCCGAGCATACTATCCTGCAATGCTTCCTGCGATTGGAACATTCCTGTCTTAACACGTCTTTCGTAGCGGTCTCGTGCCAACTCTCTTTCGTGTATTTCGGGGCTGCCGTCACGATAGAGGTCATCATCGCTCTCTGCTGCAAAATTCGGGTTACGGTTTGTATCCGAATAGTTACCAACCCCTAACTCGTATTGTTTTGCCACATCAGCAGCTTCACCCAAGATGCTCCTGTATCTGCCTGGCTCTGCAAGGTTCTCGTAGCTACGCCACAAGATGTAGCGAAGTTCGTTATCCGATAGAGTAACCCCTCTGAAATCTTCAAAGCCTATCTTATGGAGCATATTCAGGAAGAAATCCTTTATCTGTTGCCACCAACTTGCGTTGATGTTCTCAAATTCGGTATCTTCTGCAAGCGAAGCCAGATATTCTTCAGTAGCCTTACGGAAATCCCAACCGTTTTTTGCAGCCATATCTACAATGCGTTTGCGTATAGTCTCATCGGCATTATTGAATACATTATCAAGGAATGTATCGAAATATTCTCCGAACAACTGGCGCAAACCATAGTGCGCCACAGCCTCATGCAGCAGCGTCTGCTCAACATCAAACGCACTTGTATGGTTGGGAATGACAATGGTTATCTTCCCTGTACTCTTCGAATAGAAGCCTTTTGCACGCTGTTTCTTTCCATCCAAGACGGAAGTATCAGTAACAATCTCCACATTGTCAAGATGCAGCTTCTCTGCAAGTCTTTCCACACGCTCTGCCATTCTTTGGCGTTCACGCTGCGCAAATTCCCTCCGTTGCTTTGCAGTCCTCCTTGGTCTGCCTAACAACTTGGCGACTGGGTCGTTCTCAAAACTGACCTCATCATCGGTATATGCACCGTCACCTTCGCGTTTTAATTCATCATCTTCTTCAGAGGCAGAAACATTGTTTGCTGTTTCTACTGTGGCATCCATTTCAGCATACTTGGCTTCCTTTTCCTCCAGTTCTTTCTTCATCAGTTCGGCATATTCCTCCAACTGTGATTTCGCCTGTGCCAATTCTTCTTCATACTCGAAAGGTTTGCCCTCTCGTGACAAGAGTTCTTTCAATTCGGCTTCATTATGCTTCTTGCTTCGCTCTGCGGCTTCCAGTCTCTCGACAAAATCTTTCCCTGTAATCACATTGCTTGTAATGTCCTCAATGGCATTGCGAAGCAGGTTTTGGCGTACCGGCACATTCTCAATACCAAGTTCAGGACAAGAGTAGGTCATCTTGCGCTCAACATCATTGAAAAGAGTTGCACCGTCACGCATGGTCTGTCTTGTCAATTTTGTTGTAACTACAAATGAAAAATCTCCTATCTGTATGTTCAGTTCACGTTTTTGTTCTCCTGCAATCTCACCGTCTTTCATCTGCTTCATTTCTGCAAGTACACTCTTATTGTGTTCCTTGAAAAAATCATCCATTGTATCAACAGAGGCAAAGCGATGTTTGCCGATTACAATCTCCTTGAATTGTCCATCGGAGAATGACGAGCGTACAGCCTCCAAGTATCTGCAGTTATCCTCAATGCGCTTTTCCGCATCCTTGATAAAGGCTTTCAACCTTGGCTTGGCATTGTGGATATAGGTTTGGTCTGTTTCCCATTGTTTTTTGCGGCTTGCATATTTACGCACATTCTTTTCCGCATTGTTTTTCAGCATGGCGTATTCACTGCCGGAGATCTGCGCAACGGTATCGCCAAACACATCTTCTTCCTCTTCAAGCACACGGTTGGTCATGCTGTTGTTCATCATCTGCTTGCCGTTCATGATACTGTCAGCAATCGCTCCCTTTGTTTTCAATCGTTGGTAGGCGGTAACATCCAAACTGTCCTCAACTCCGAAACGCAAGATGCGTACAGGCTTGTTCATGTCCTTATGCAGGTTTCCTTGTCGCAAAATGCGTCCGTTACGTTGGGTATAGTCCATAGGACGGTTGGGAGCATCCAAATGTATCAGCGTGTGCAGTCGTTCCTGAATGTTCACGCCTGTACCGAGCGTAAAGGTCGAACCGAGAATCACGCGAACCTCACCACGATTTACCTTTTCAAAGATTTCAAGTTTCTTCTTGACAGTCATTCCCGACCTCATTACTACAATCTCATCAGTAGGAACACCCTCGGCAATCAGTTTGTCTCTGATGTCATCATACAGGTTGAAACCGCTCTGCTTATTTTGGTAATTGTCGGCAAAAATGGCAACCGTACCTTTGTAGTCGGCTGTTTCTTTCAGTGAGCGCAAAGTCTGGCGCACGGCTTCGTTGGTCTTGCTGTTCGGGTCGTCCTCCGCATCTGACTGTACCAATCGGGCATCCACGGCAGCGGCTTTGGCAATACCGTACATCGTGAGCGGAATATGGCTGTTTTCTTTCTTTTCCTTGCCGCTCATCTGCTCATAATGTTCAAGTTCGCTCTTTACGAACTTCATGATACTACGCAATGCACGTGTCTGTGGCAGATAGAGGTCTTGTGCCTTTCCTCCCTCCATTTCAGGTATTTTGTCCTTTACACCACCGGCTTCTTTGGTAAGGACGGTATCGGACACTCCCGACCATATACGCACCAGCTCGGGAAGGTTCACATATCCGGCAAAGCGGTTGTTTTCCTTGAACTTTCCGCTTGTGGTGAACTCCAACATTTGCTGAATGTTACCGAAGTTGCGTACAAAGTCATCAAAGTAATAGATACCGTACTCTTTCATCGTATCGGCAGGCATGAGATAGCGCATGAACGTCCAAATCTCTGCGGCGGTATTGCTGATAGGCGTACCAGTGGCAAAGATTACGTTTCGTCCGTTGTTCTTTTCCAAAACAGCCTGTGTTTTCAAGAATACGCCTTGTGATTTCTTGCTGTATGACGGGTCCACACCTTTCACTCCACGCTGCATGACAGTGGCAAATCCAAGGTGCTTGTATTCGTGGGCTTCATCCACGAGCAGAGCATCAATGCTCATATCGTCAAAGTTCTCCACATCGTCAGTACGGCGGTCAAGCATTTCCATAGCCTTGACTTCCGCATTCTGCAAGGCTACGGCACGTTTTTTCTCATCGTTGGCGGTGCGTTTCCTTGAAGCGTTGTCGGCAAGTCCGGCAAGCTGTTCCTCCAATAGTTCAATTTCCCGTTCAGCCTGTCGGGTAATCATGTTCTTGCCGTCCGGGTCTTCCTCTTTCATCTTTTCAAGAATGAGCATCTTCTCCTCAATCTTGTCCTGTACGAAAGCCATTTCCCTTTCCTCGCTGTCGGGGATAAATTCAAAGGTCGATTGTGGAACGACAATCATGTCCCAATCGTTGTAGCGTATCTTGGCATAGAAATTCTTTCTGCCTTCCGCACTGCGGTCTGCCTCTTCGAGTGTCAGTATCTTGGCATTCGGGTACAGTTCCTTTGCACTTGCAACAAATTGGCCTACCGTGGCATTCTGCACTACAATCATCGGTTTGCGGGCAGTACCTAAACGGCGCATTTCCATTGCCGTGGAAATAAGGGTAAAGGTTTTGCCTGTTCCTACCTCATGGGCAAGCAACAACGGTTGCTGTGTGCCTCTCACGATGGCTTTGCCTTGATGAGGACGCATCTTGAACTTGTGTGAAGCACCTCCGAAATACTCCGGCACAAACTCGTCCGGTATGCTCATAGGCACAAAGTTGTTGAACGTGTCATTATAGATACGTTCAATCAATGCAGACATTTCCGGGTCGCTCTGCATCTTCTGCCTTGCCCAATCCTTGAAGTCCTGACGGATTTCATCAATCTTGGCGGCACAAGCCTGTGTTGCTTCCTTGTCGGTAATTGTTTCTGTTGTGCCGTCATAATGTTTCTTGGTGGTGGAAACTGTAATGCTCCTGTTCTGAATGGCGGCTTCTATGAGGGTGTGTCCCATAATGGTTCGACCGAGCATTTCACTGGTTACTCCCATGGCACGGTTCTTTTCGTAGTTGGTAAAATACGGCTCTTTCATAAACCAAGTACCGCCAACTGCTGTAAATCGGACATCTACCTCCGTTCGTTCCTTTACGAAATCTTCATATAGTTTCGGGTCAATCCAAGAACTGCCGAGGGTAAAGTCAATCAAGTGTGCAGGGATTTCCATTGGCATAACCTCCTGCAACGCCTTGATGTTGCGGTCAAATTCTCCATTCTCGTTGTTTTCCTCTGCTTGACGCAGTTTTTCACGGATATTTCCGCTCAAGTACTGATACGATGCTTCCATCTGTCGGCTTACAGGATTCTCGAAACCGTAGCCATTCTCTATGATTTCTTTCTTCACATCCCCGATGCCTGTACCAAGTTGTTCGGTAATGTAAGGTATATCCACACGACCGAATTTGAAGATACTTGCAATGATGCCGTCCTTGACATTTGCAGGGGTCGGTTCTTTCTCTTTTTCAACGACACGTTTGCTGAACACATCGGTCTTGTCAAATTTCTGTACCCGGTTTCCTTTTTCATCTGCCGTTTCCTCAAACCTTTCAAGAGCGAACACATTGGCATAGTCCACATCATTGCGGAGAAACGCAATGGCGGTGTTTTTGTTGAAGTGTCCGTATGTGCCGACAAAATCATCGTATGCCTTGTTAAGTTTGTCAAGCAAAGGTTTCAACCCCTCATCGCTTTCATTCTCGGTCTGATAGGATAGGACTTCCGCAAGTGCTTCCTTGATGGCGGTGTATGCCTCAAAGCATTCCACTTTCGTATGCCCTTTTACCTTGTTGGCATTCACTTCAAGGGGTTGTGCGCTTGCAGTTGAGTTGATGTACAGTTTTCCGTCTTTCACAAACACTTCCCCAATCTTCTTGTCGGGCATTGCATCTGTGGCAACTTCTGTGTTGCGCTCGCCAAATTCCTCCGCACGGAACGAGCGGACAAATTCAGCCAACATTTCTTCTTGCTTCTTATCCTGTTTAGGGTATAAGCCTTTGCTTGTCGGGCGGAAAGTGTCGCCTTTCTCAAATGCAAAGTGCATTTCACCAGCCATATTTTCGGGGTGTTCAATGAAATAGCGGTTGTAATCCATCGAAAGCTGCTTGATGACCGGTGTTTCCTTGCCTTTGACCTTGCGTGTTTCCCCGGTGTCATATTCTGCCATGCGCTCTCCGCTCACATCGCTTACATCAATGGCGTGGGCTGACTTCTGTCCGTTCACACGCTTACGGATAACAACAATGTCGGAGGTTACCCCGGTGCCGCCGAAAGTCTTGTTGTGCATACGGAAAGCACCCACGAAATCTGCGCCGCCCTCGCTCACAATCCAATCGCGGAGTTTCTTGCTGTTGTCAAGCGTGCCGTTGGATGTGATGAAGATACCTAAGCCGCCCTCACGCAGCTTGCGCACATTCTTTGCTATACAGAAATCATGTATGTTGTAGAATTTCTTCGACAGGTCTTTGTCGCCGGTGGTATCGTTCACACGGAGTCCTGTAACGAACGGAACATTGGTAATAGCCAAATCCACGCTGCCATTCGGTATGCGTGTCTGCTCAAAGCCCTGTATCTCCACCTTGGCATCAGGATAGAGAAGCGAGAGGATTTCTCCCGAAGTTCCGTCAATCTCTATGGCATGGATGTCGCTCCGCTCGCTGATGTGCGTGGGCATCTGTCCCAAAATATTTCCGATACCAGCAGAACCTTCAAGAATGTTTCCGCCCTCGAAGCCCATTTTCTCGGCAATATCCCAAAGGGTATCAACAACGTATGCAGGGGTGTAATAGGCACTGTTCGCACTCATTACAGCCTCTTGATACGCTTTTTCCCCAAGCAGCTCACGGATTTTCTTTTGAATAGGGTTAGGAGCATACGATGTTCCCTCGCTGAAAGCCTTGCCCAATCCGCCCCAACCACTGAACTTGCGGAGGGTCTGCATCTGTTTTTCTGTAGCCTGTTCGCTGTTTTCAAGCAACTGCTTTGCCAGTTCGATAGCCTTGATGTTGGCTTCGATACGGGCATCTACCGATGTAGGAGCGTGGTCTTTGCCACGTTCCGAATGGTTGTTGTGTGTGTTCTTGGAAGTAAATGTATTCCTGCCATCGTTTTTGCGTGCAACTTTAAGAATAGCATCAAGTTCCTTGCGTGTCGCTTGGAATGGTCCGCTTATATTGTCATTGCAATGGAATACGTTGGCAAGCTCATAATAGACAATACCGGAAATCTCATGTTCTCCTCCGAGTTTGTCGTTCAACTGCAATGTAACGCCCTTGAGTTCATTGGAAAGTTTTCGGTTGCTTTCAATCTCTTTCTTGCGTTTACCCTCAATGCTTTGTTCGTTTAAGGAATCTGAAAATCGAGGTCGCACAGTCCTATCGACTGCATCGCCTGTTCTTTCTCCTTCGTTGTCAGTTCCTCTACCGGTTTGTTGTTCGCTTTCGCTACCTGTTTCAGTGCCTCTTGATAATCCTTGCTCGTGTCTATTACCGTTGGACGGCACTCTTTCGGAGCGTTCTGCATCAGTTCTCTGTAATCCATGTTCGTTGTTTTTATTGTTATCAGTCAGACCGTCAAACAAACCCAACTCATTTGACTGCTGTGAATTTACTGCTTTTTTCTCGTTCTTATTACGTGCAGGGCGGCTTTTTTTGATGCGTTCTTGTGCAATCTCTGCCTCTTGTTCCACCTCTGCCTCTCTTGTTATGGTTTCGGCAGTGGCAAGTGCATCAATGCTTGTCTTGTCGAAATTCGCCACATCAAACTTCTGTACCTCATCGTATGGGGTCATGTCGGCATCCAATCCATTTTCTGCCACCTCCGGTAAATCCCTCGCACCATTGTAGAACGCTTTGAGGTATGGGCGTATGGCATCGCCCAAGTCTGCAATCATGGCTGTTGCATACTCGGCAAATTTGCGTGCACCTTTCTCCAAATGGTAAACAGCCATCTCCGTACCAATGGCAAGTATTTCAGGGTCTATGCCCATGTTCATTTGACCGAGCAACTTCTTGCGCATACGCTCACGGAGTTCTACATAGCGTTCATCGGTAACAAGACGGTTGCCACTCGTATTATTTTCAGGCTTAGATTCTTGCTCTGTGGCTGCCGCTTTTTCTGTACGTACAATCTCCCTAATCTTAACCTTGTTTTCAAGAATGGTTTCAACAGCGTCACGCAGTTCCTGATTAAAATTCTTGGGATTACGTACAATCTCCAACATTTCTTCAGGACTGTTTGCCGTATAATTGAAACGTCCATCCCCGATAGGGATAGGTCCGCTCACATCATCACGCCTCAATGTGGTTAATCCCGTTTCCTTATCAACAGAAACAGAATATTGCCATACAGGGGTGTATTCCTGTCTTTCTTCCGGCTTTGATATTTCCGAAAGTTGAGGTTCTACAAACTGTACATTACCGTCATTGAGAGCCTGCATATCAGACATTGAGACTGGCTGTTGTGATTGTGCATCAGTTGCATATTCTGCCAAGCGTTCAGCATCTTCCTTGCTGCGCATCATGAAGCCTTGCTTTTCCTTATCCCACCAGCCTTTCAGTTGTTTGGCAAACATTGTGGTGTGCTTCCGAACAGTATCTCTTAATTCATCATTGAACTTCACAAGGTGCATATCCAACACCTTACCTCTTTTGGTGGTGTATTGTGCCTGAGTAATGGTGTATGCAGCATCAGTCGGTGTTGTCGTTTCTTCATTGGAATTGTTTTGTTCCAATTTCCGCTGTTCAGTAAAGAGGTCGTTTATTTCGGAAATAATGCGGGCTTCCTCAAATATATCACTCTGACCATGTGCGGCTTCTTGTTCCTTGTGCAGCTCTTCAATGCGTGATTTGATTTCAGAAAGTCTGTTGACTTGTGTACTTGAACTCTGTTCCTCAACACTTTTAACTGATTTGTATTCAGCAAACGCTTTAGTCTTACGGTGGCTACTATCTATCCACTTTTCGAAATCCTCTAAGTTGATACCGGTCACCACTGTCTTGTGTTTCTTCGCCCAGTCGTTGTCATAATTCGCAAAGTAAGCTGCTTCGGCATCGTCAGTCTCATTGAAGCCAAGCATTACCTTATGCTCGTCAAAGCTGCCGTCCTCGTTATACTGGTCAACCACGAACATCCTGCGTCCGTTCCACCCGTCAATGTCATCAGAGAGGAACACGTCTATATGGTCACCGTCCACGCCCTCCGTGCCACGAATGTAGCCGTAGGTGTTCTGCATGGTTGTTTCCCACTTATTGCCATTGGCATCCACACCGCTGCGCACACTGCCTTTAGGTTGCTCGATAGTAATATCGAACACCCCGACCTGTACATGACCTTTCTTGTAATTTCCGGCTTCTTTCTGCTTGTCGGTCGGATTTACATCAACTTCCGCCTCTGCCTTGGCTATTTTTTCTCCTAACTCACTGCTTTTACGAGAATTATTTGTACCTTTGTTGTCAGAAAGCATAGTGGTTTGAGGCGCATCCGTGCCCTCGGTAGCGAGGTCAGACACATTCCCTTGCGGCGAGTATAAGCCTTGTGCCATGTCTGAGGCATCAGAAACATCATCGGCGTGTTTCCAAACCATTTTTCCTTTAGTAAGGAGGTTCGCAATGGCGTTCCTCCTTTTTTCTTGGTTGGAAACAACTACCTCTTTACCGTCTTTGCTGACTGTGATTGAAGTGAAGTAATAATACCGAGAACCGTCAGCTTTTTTAAATGAGCGTATAAATACATAGGAAGATGCACGTTCTGTTGTATCTCCCTCTTTGGCTTCACTCACATCTGAAACTATTGCATGTGGGTGTTCAAGCGTAGGTTTAATCATGCCCAATTTACCATTTCTGCCTTGTCGCATCAATTTTGTAAATTGGTTTTCACCCATTTTTACATTGCCTATCGGAGTTGAAACGATACCATCTTCACCGAATAGGGCATCCCAGTTTTCAATAGTGAGGTCTATTTCAGGAGCAATTTCAGCACTCAATTCCATATCTGCAATGAAGTCTTGTGCTTCATCCGCAGTCATGGAACGGCCAATTACTTCCGTTTCATCATTTTCCTCTTCTTTATTTCCTCTATCTTCGCTCTCAACTCCGCTTCTTCCACCAATGCTTTCAGTTCTTCCTGTATCATCAGTTGTCCCATTTCTGTTCTCAACTCGTTCTCTTGGCGCAAGAGTTCCATTGCTTCCTTGCTGCCCTCGTTGGCTTGTTGCAGTATCGCCAACCAATACATTGCTTCGCTGTTGTCCATCGTAGATAATGTTTAATGTTTCGTAAATAGCCTGTGTAAGCGTCCGCGGAGTATTATCCGGTTGCTCGAACAGGGTTGCTTCCTGTGTGCCTTGGATAAGGTCATAGATTTTGTTAAATGTATTTTGGATAATGCCTTGGTTTTCTCCCTTGTACATCGTTGCCAAAAGCAATGCGAAGTTACTGAAATTATCGGCAGGGAGATAACTTTCGCCCGTTGCATCATCAATCTGGTATTGGTGTTTCCAACTTTCAACGGCTATTCGTGCCTCTTTGAAATTTTTTGCTTCAGTAAATTGTTTGTCCTGCGACAAGGCATAATAAGCCCGGATTGAGTTCTGTATCTCCTCAACCATACGCTCTGCATTCGGACTGTCATAATCCCGGAATGCCGTTGCGAGAATAGCCTTTTGAGCCTTTACAGGTAACGCGTTGAACATTTCTTCAAGACGGACACTGCCACCCTTGAAAATGCTCTGATACATGATTCCACGCAAATCATTCTTGGCTTCGGCGGTCAGGTTACCCTTGCTGTCAAATGCGCTGCTGTATTGGGTCGGTGTGATGTAGCCTTTCTGCATCATCCATTTCAATACATTTGTACCGTTGGCATCCACAAGTCCGGCAAATGAAGTCTCCTCATCGCTCGAAGCAAGCAATAGGTTGGCGAACGAACGCATATCATTGCCCATCTTCTGCATGATGTTCTTGGGCTTTATACGTTCTATCCCTCCGCTTTCTGTGTCCTGTGCGACAAACTGACCGAGATTGATAGCCTCGGTATCGTCCACTTCAAGCATATTAACGAGGACAGGACGTTCCACAGAATCAATATCCTCGGCACGCAATCCAAATTCGTCTGCGTGGTCTTTCAGATACTGCTTGTACTGCTCTGCCTGGTCTTTGTGACCATACCACATCTGACGGAGTGCGTCACTTCGGTTGTTGCCCTGTATGACTTCCCCTCGTGCATTTATGGTAGGTGCGCCTGTATATGCAGTGACAGAAGATGTGATTTCTTCGGGACGAATGTTTCCGGCAATCTTTCGGGCAGACAATACGCTTGCTTCATCATTACGCTCCTTCGGCTGTGCCTCATCAATGAAGTGAAGCGGATTTCGCACACCTTGAACGTGACTCGGTTGCAACAAGTTTGCATCAATCACGGATATACGACCGCCTACAATAGCATCATCACTGAATTTTACGGATACCTTCTTTCCCATCAATGCCTGTACAGGCTCTTGTCTGTCTATCTTATGACCGTTCATGCGTCTGTAACCTCTTGCCCGTGCATCCTGCGGCTTATCATCCACCATATCCGGCACTCCGTTCAAGGCTTCACGTTCAATGCGCTCTGCCTCCTCACGTTCCGTGCGTAACTTCTCTTCTTCAGCCTTACGCAATGCGGCGGCTTCATTGGCAATACGTCTGCGTTCTGCATCGGCATCCATTTTTCTGCGGTTGGCGGTACCGGCTATCTTCTTCCAAATGTCAAATTCTGCTTTGACTGCATCAATAGCCGCCTTGCGTTCTTTCTCGGAAGCAATCTTTTCTGCAATAGAGTTGCCACCTTTTGATTTTGTTTTCTCCAACTTTTTCAAAGCAGCTTCCTTGTCAGCTACCATACCATCAGCCACAGTCTGTGCCATAGTCTCATCACCCTCAGTCTGCTCCACAATAGCATCCCAAGCTGTGTCGCTGTCGGCCTGCTCATATAATGGATTTCCCTGCTCATCCTTTGGTATTCTCTGCATGGCAGGAATTGCCAAATCGGCAGAGCCAATATTTTGATGAGCATTGTTATCATTTTCGGGAATATTTTCCACACCATTGTTGTTCTCATTTTCGGCAGGATGTTCAAATGCCACTCCGTTATGCTCCAACAGCATATTGTCAAGTTCATCACGAGTGAACAGGCTCACACGCTTGCCGTTGATAGGAGCTTCGGTAAATACCTCATACTTGCCGTCCGCATCGGCATCTGCTGTGATATTGCCACGGACGGTAACTCCGTTCTCATCGGTAAGCGAAACAATGTCATTGAGAGCGTATTGTGGTCTTTCAGCCTCTTGCATCTCCTGTTTCCGTTCGGCATTCTCAATGGTTCTCTGCTGCTCGAACTGCACCACACGTGCCAAATTTGCCGCATCAGCCTGTTGCTGTATGGTTTCTTTTGCCAACGGAAAGATGTTCACGCCGTCCGATACGTTAACTGTGCCGTCCCCATTATCCACAATACCGTCTTCGTTGGCTACAATCTGAACCTGTATCTGTGCGTCATCTCCTGTAATGGTGTATGTATCGCCGGGGTTGAATGTAACCACACCGTCAATCTTGTCGGATGCTTCCTGCGCGAACTGCTGAATGATAGCCTCCTCTGCTGTCATTTTCTCATCGGACGGGTTCAACGGCTCATCAATGTTCAATACGGCATCGGGCGACACCTGTTCAAGTGCGCCTGTTTCCGCATCACGGACAATGATACTACCGTCCGAAGCCTTATTGTCAATGCCGCTGCCGTCTGCATATAACACAAGGTTTCCGCTAACGACATACACGCGGCGGTCGTCCTGTTTCATCGTTGCGCCCTGTATCATGCCAGTGGTGCGGTTGGTACGGGCATCGACCATTGCATTGCTTTGCTCCACACGTGCATCTATGTCATCACGCACACGCTGAATCATGCCGTCATATACCTGCTCAGCATTCAGATAGTCAAGAACAGTTTCTAACTCGCTTTCTCCCCAAATGCCATTGCTCCGCATTTCCTCCAATGCATTCAGAGGATGAGCATCCAAAAAGCCAAGTGTGTTTTCATCCACTATGGCAGAAACCCTCTGCCGCTGATAGTCACGCATATTCTTGGCATCGGTCATTTCCTGTGGGTCTGCGATATTGTAACCATCAATGTAGCTTTCATCCAGTGACTGTACATCTTCATCCTGTCTGCGTCCACGCTTCTGTGCGAGTGTACCAAGGTTAAAGCCCCTCATCATCAACGAACGCTCCATGTAGGTAAGGATTGCGGCTCTCTCATCGTCTGAAAAATTCTTGTCGTTTACAATTCCACCTGCCACACTGCCAATGTCATCATTGGTCGTGAGGTCGATAGTTGTCCTTAACGGCTCCCATATTTCTTTGCCAAGCAATTCTGTTGCACGGGCATCAGCCTTGTTTACTCCGTGCTTCATTGAAGCATACTGCGCTCCCGACAATGTAGCCTTACCTGCGCCCATCAATCCCATAGAAAGAGCCATACCGCCCCAAATGTCGCCGTGGAATTGTCCTGTCGCAAGCAAATTGGTGCGTGTGCCATCCGGGTTCTGCTGATAAGCATCGTCCAGATTGAGCATGGTGCGCCACAATTGCCCATAGTATTCTTCCGTAACCTCTCCGAAATAGTCACTCACACCCATTTTGTTGAATAACTGATGTGTCTGTCCCATGATACCGTTCAACGCACCTGCATCAGCCTTTGAAAGCACTGCACCGATACGCTTTGCACCCACCACATTGGCGAGTTTGCTCATATTTCCAAGAGTAACTACAGGGTCAAGGTGCGAACCGAACATTTCCGAATAGTTTTCAACGATAGCATTGGCTTCTCCTTGCCAGATGGCATTTCCCCAAGTCTTGTCGTTGGAAAAATCATAGTTGCCGTTCTCATCGACAACCACATCACCGAGTTTCCTGTCAATGATGTCGGCCGTTGTTTTCCCAACCTGTACCGTGTTGGTCATAAGCGGAGCACGTAGAAGCAGGTCATCAGCGGTTGTACCGAGAGCCTTAATGGTCCAATTGGTTGCATATTGTCCCAAACCTTTCACGCCGTTGTTTTTCAGGTATGTCTTGAAGCCCTGTTCCGCCATTTGCTCTACTACTTTTTTGCCCACCACCTTTGTGGCGGCTTTCGTTCCGGCTTTGGAAAGAACATTGATACCGTTGAATCCACCTCCTGTAATGCCAAAGTCAAGCATGAATGCAGGCATATGGCCGGTCATCATACCGGCTCTGTTCCAAAAGCCAGCGTTCCCACCATACATCTGCTCCGCCTGTCCTTTGTTGTAGAGTGCGCCCATCATTTCATTGTAGGCTTCACGCTCTCCATCCGTGGCATTCTCTCCTTTTAGGTCATCAGCGTTCATCATCGTCAAAGCGTCACGCATATCGCTCATGCCGAAATCCCAAGTGCGGAAATCTCCTGCCACACGACCGAAACCACGCCAAAAGCCTACATCTACACCTTGTTCACGGTCTTTCTGTTCTTCAAGGTCTTTGATAAGTTCCTCTGTTTGACGAATGGCGACATCCAAGGTACTATTTTCCCTGTCGCTCATCTGACGAGGAACATAGGTATCTGCTGCAAGCAAGAATCCAAGAGGAGCTGTATTCTTTTTTGTATCTTCTTCCCATTGTTCATGCACTCTATTGGCACTTGCATCTCGTTTTTCTTGCAGTTCTGCAAGTTTCAGCCTTGCACGGCGTAGTTGTCCGCTTACAGACATATCAGCCGCCTGTCGGTATCTGAAACTCTCCATGTCCGCAAGTCCCTTACTGGTGTATCTGTTGCCAAGAGGGGTTATGTAGGTTTTCTCCAACTTTCCGCTCTCTGGGTTGAACTGTATTTTCCCTTCTGCGGTCTGTCCTCCACCCAATGGTGCATTTTCTTGGTACTCACGCATGGTCTCCATTTGTTCGCTGAAACCGTCCAACATTTGCTCCGTGCGGCGTTTCATCTGCCCCATATTTGCACTGAAGCGTATTTTGTCCTGTTCCGTCAGCGGCTTTTCTTTTGCTGTAGAGATTACAGGAGTTTCGGGTGTAGAGTCCGGGGCAGTCTGTTCAGGCTGTTGCTGTTCCGACATGAAAGTCTTGTAGTCTGCCGACTTTACACGATATTTCTTTCCCTCACGCTCCATGATTGTAGAAGCATCGGGAAAGTCTTTCATAAAACTGTCAATGTGTTCTTCACGCACATTGTATTTCTTTCCGTTGTATTCAAATATTGGCATAGTTATTTGTTTTTACCGGGTGTATAATCAATCACATCGTCATCGCCGCCACCGGGAACATAGTCCACAACCTCATCATTCAGTTCCGAGGTCATGGTGGCAGGGTCAAGTTGGGAGAGAGAAAGCATGATTGCAGAGGCTTTGGGCGATTTGTGCCAATTCTGTTTCACATAGTCCTCTTTCTTCTGTGGTGTATCAAGTTTCTTCATTTGACGGTCAAAAGCCCTTTTCTCTTTTTCATCCTGTGGAGAGAGGTCGGCAAGCATTGCGTCATACACCTGCTGCATCGACCCTTTCCAAACATTCTCGTAAATGGCTACTTGGTTTCCGTCACCGTCCGAAAAGCCGAGTTGTTTGCCACGGACACCACGTGCGGCTGTCGCTCTCGCTTTATCACGCTCTACAGCCACATTGTCATTATGCCTCTTTACTTGGAAATTGTAGGAACGGTCAGCTTGACGTTTGTTTTCGTCAAATGTCGTTTGCCAACGCTTATCGGCTTCTTTATCTCGACCTTTCTTGTATTCTTGTTCTGCATCATATCGGTCATCGGCGATTTTCTCCCGCTCGTTACGATGCTGAATGCCCTCGTTGTACCGGTCATCATTCTTTTTGTCAAGACCGAGCAATCTTTGCCAAGAACGTTCACGGTGTGCTTCTTCTGAATCCGCCTGTTTCGCCTTAACCAGACCGTTGAAATATGCCGTGTTCTTTTCATCACGGTCTTTCATCAACTTGTCATATCGGATTTTGGTACGCTCCGACATGGTGTTCTTGCCTGTGTACATGTTCGGTGCGCCCTGTGTCGTGAAAAAGAGATTGGAGAGAGCCATAACGCCATCCCCAATTGCAGCAAAGATTTCATTTCTTCGCTGTTTCTTCTTTTCCTTTTCAAGTTCCTCCGCTGTTGGTGGGGTATAAGGGTTCAGTTGCCGGAACAATGCTTCATAGCCACCTCCACCAGCCGGCGTTCCTCCGTTTGTTGGCTGTGCGTCCTTTTGCTTTGCCGGAGTCGGCGGTGCAGCCGGGGGAGAGGAAACAGGTGCATTATCCCCCGAATGTTGTTCCGTCCATTCCTTTGTGCCTTTCGGTGCATATCCTCCGCTTCCGGAAGAGCTGCCACCCAATATTTCATCCAATGTTGCCATAGTCGTAGAATTTAGAAAGGCATGGATGATGCGGCATTGGCAACACCCTGCACAGCCTGACCGATTGCTTGTGCTTTTCCTTGTTCAAGTTGATTAAGCTGCTCCACAAAGGCATTGTCATTAGCCATATAGGTAGCCTCGATATTGTCTTTCCGTGCTTCCGCATTGGCTGCAATCTGCGATGTCGCATCGGCGAGTGCCTGGTTGTTTGCCGCTTTTGCAGCCGCCACACTCTCATCCGTGCCGCCCATTACAGCCGCCGAACCTGCCGCCTGTTTGTTTCGCTGTTTGATACTTTCTTCAGTCTGTGTCAGAATACGCTGTGCATCCGCACGCTGAGTGGCGTCCTCATTGTACCGCCTGTCATACCAGTCTTGGTTTTTCTTACGTTGAGCCTCGACATTCTTCTTTGCCCTTTTCATTGCTTTTGATGCAGAGATACCGCCGAAGATACTGCCTGCTGCACCTATCGCACTTCCAATAAGTCCCATATGTATGTGAATTGTTAATAGTTATACTTCTAATGCAAAACTAACCACATACCTTTGAGCCATTGTTTTATCCTTTAACGGTCGGATATACGGCAAGTATGTAAGGATTAATAAAATCACTACTTCAAACTATTTTAGTATGGCAAGACAGAAGAATGACGGTCGGGGACGGCTTGGTGGAAGACAGAAAGGCACACCCAATAAATCCACATCATCTTTGCGTGAGATAATTTCAGAACATTGGCAGCACTATCAAGATAGCGGACAATTCAAGAAAGACCTTGATGCGCTCGACCCACAAACGCGTGCAGTGGTTATGGAGCGGTATGCACAATACATAGCACCAAAAATGAAATCGGTAGATATGGAGGTTACGGCAAAGGTTACGCATACCATTGAGGACAAGCTGCTTGAACTCAGTGAAGAACCTGACGAGGATGATTGACAACCCCTCATAATAGGTAAATACATACAGTTTGTTTGTAGCGGTGTCAGCAATGAACACCGCTATTTTTATTGTACATTTATTGCTATTTCTTCCGAAGAAATAAGGATTAATGTACAATTAAGTGGTATTAATGTACAAGAATGGGGTATTTCTTTTGAATAAATCCGAAGAAATAAGGTATAACTGTACATTTATGCTTATTTCCTCCGCAAAAATGCCCATTTCTTCGGAAAACATACGAAAATAGGGTAAAAACAGCCCCAAAATGCCCTATTTTAGCACTTTATTTCTTCTGAAGAAATGGGGTATAATTGTACTTTTATTGCTATTTCTTCCGAAGAAAAGTGTATTTCTTCTGAATAAATCCGAAGAAAAGGGTCATAATTGCACATTTATCGCCATTTCTTCGGAAAACCTTTTCTTTTATTACGTATATACTATGTATATACTCCATAAAAGAATATATCTACTACTACATCAACTGCGCGCATACGCGCGTGAGAGGAAAAGATTTTTTGATTTTTTTGTAAGGGAGGTAGAGGTCTAA